GTATAATATAATACTATATTATACTATATTATTCTCTTGATAGACTATGTTATACTGCTGCTCTTATTCTTCTTTATCTCGATACTCATAATACTACTCTTGTTGAAGATTTTTTTCTTGAATATACTGATTCTCTTGCTAATGTTTATCTTGGCGATTATTATAAGGCTATTATTGACAATAATAAAAACTGATTTTCAACATGATTATAATACCGGTCTCGATGAGGCTGGTTTTCTTTGTTTTATCACAAATGAAGATAATGATAATAAACATTACGATTAAAATAATTTTAATAATAATGATAATAAGATTTTATTTCGCGGTTTAAGTGAGAAAGATTAATAATATATTATATAAATAAAATTGTGATGGCGTAGCTAATACTGAAATTAAAGATAATGAAAATGATTTTAATAATAGAGATAACAAAAATATTAATATCGGAACTGATAGTAATTATAAAAATGGTTTTAATAAAGTTGAATGTTATAATAATGATGGTTATAATGATTATAAAATATATAATAATGATAGAAGAAAATTTAATTATAGATTTAGTAATAATTTTAAAAATGGTTATAATATAAGTGGATTTAATGAAAATAGTGATTATGTAACCTATAATAAAGAAAATGATAATTAATGTAATGGAGTTATAAAATCTATGTGAAAAAGTTTGTAGGCGTACCTATTGTAGCAAATACCCCCGGTGCTGCCGCTCGTCTTGACACCCCCGTCATGTTTTCTACATGACTATATTATTCATAATAATAATCCTCAAAAATTTGAAAATGTTTCCTAAGCTATGCTTCTCGTTCATCAGCATTTAAATATCTCGACATTCTCGAAAATTGTGATGTTGCGTCAAGCGGTGTTATCGTTCTCGCTCTGTTTGATGTTGTATTAAGTAGAACAAATCTAAATTTATCTAATTATGAACGAAAAAGAACAAGCAACAAAGGTTGCAGAAGAAACAAAGACAAATGAAGTAGTTAATGAAGTTGCAAATGCTTCTACTGTTCAAGGTCGTGACGCTGTTATTAAAACGTTAAAGACTAATCCGAACAATTTTGTACAAGTTGTTACAATTCAAGGCTTGACTATCGAAGAACGTCAAGGTAGTACAGGACAACCTTACAATGTGTTTACGCTTTTGATTGACAAAGGCGTTAAAGCTGCTGTTAAAACTGCCGACGGAGGTCGCGAAATGGGTATTACTCAAGCTATTCAAGTAAGTTATTACCAACTTTCCCAACTCATGCGTAGACATAGTTTTTATAGTCGTTTTGTTGGTATGGTAGATAATGCTGTAGCTGTTGGAATGGCGGAGGGCTTTTTCTGTGGTATGCAAATCGAAATTATTGGTGAATTTGTTGCTGCTGGCGTTGTTGGTACAAATCCATTTACTCGTAATGCTCACGATTATAATGTGAAAGATTATGATAGATACGTATATCATGTTGTAAATGTATTTGAACCCAAAGATACGCTATTACTGGAGGAATATAGAGCCGCAGCAGTAGAAAATCGTCGTATGCTCATGGAGCAAATCAGAGCGCAAAAGTTAGCAGCAATGCAACGCAAAAACTTGCTTGCTTCTACAAATCTTAATGTAGAAGACGCTCCATTTTAATGTTTAATTCGAGGGCGGGTGTAATACTCGCCCTCATAATCTTATTAATTATGAAATTTATATTTATCTTATCTTTGATTATTGTGCTTACATTTGCAATTGGTTGTACAATAGCAATAGGAATAATGTTCTTTTTATTAAACTACCAAAATAATTCTCTTTATTGTATTATTGGTGAGGGTATTATAGTTAGTGCAATTTGTTTATATATTTGGCTTATTCGTGTTCTTCGTGCTTGTCTTGATTGATGAGCCGAAGAACGCAATTGGCGTGGCCATTGCTCAACCATCAGCTATTAAATACTTCGGAAACGGTTGTAATCAGTATGATAAGACTTCTTCATGAAGTTGATTGTAATAAATCTGATAAGACTTTTAATTTAAATGATGCTGTTAGTAATGTTTGTAATAATAAGAATAATTAACTAAAACTAAAACAAATATGGCTACTTTAGAATATAAAACTGCTATTATTAGAAAAGTTCTTAATGAAGTAAATCTTGATATAAACGATGGTAATGTTCATAAATATGCTGATTATACAAGTTTTGTAAAACCTCGTCTTAATGCTATTTATGATATTATTAGTAAAATTTCTCCTACTCCTTTTGATGTTAATAACAATTATGTTGGTAAAAGTATTGCTAATAGAAACAAAGGATATAATAAGATAAAATATTATGATATTAGTAATATTCTGATTAGTCTGATTAAAGATGCTACTGGCACTCAGCTTAAAACTTTGTTTTATGTTATTAATAATCTTGAATGGAATAGTAATATTATTTATCTTGATTATGATATAATAGCTGATGAGCTTAATGTTGGTCGTCGAGCTATTATTGACGCAGTAGCTTTTCTTTGTAATAATAGTATTATTTGCAGAACTGATATTAGAGGTGTATTTGTTGTTAATCATAATCTTGTATTTCGTGGTAATATAGAACAATTTTATAAAACTTATACTGCTTTTTATCATGATAAGCTTGTTGTTGTTAGCAACAAAGTTGTTCTTAATAAATGAAATGCTGTTAATGAAGATGAGATAAACATGATAGTTGCATAACGAACAATACGAAAAATCTTCCTTTATATGCCTATATAGATAATATTATAGATTTATCTATAATATCTATATAGGCTAATATAAATCGTGTTCAATATTGCATACACGAGGTCGTTTTGAAGAAACGACCGAAGCCGTCTGAACGAGAATAGAAGAAGTGGTATTAATGAGAATTGAATTAATGATAATTGAAATGCTGTAAATAATGCTACTAATCAAAATAAGGTTCGGTAGCCCTCTGACGTTGCTATTAGACATGAATGAAAGAATCAGTAGGAGAAGCGATGAGCATGATTAACAGTATGATGTTTAGCAAGAAGATTAGAAAGAGTGAGAGAAAGAGTAATATGAGGAGTCTCACCGCCTACATCATCCCTACTTCCATTTCTACAATCATCATTATTCTCATTCTACAAAACTCTACTTCCCAAAACTTCCACTTTATTATTTACCGCCTTATAATTATTTTTATTATAATCATTATCATTTCAAACAGCATTAATATAGCTTTTCAAATCTTTAGTTTTACTATTTCCATTCTCATCATTTCTTTTATGACAATCGTCATCACATCAAACTTTATTAGCAAAATTTGCTAAATCTTTAGCATTATCATTTTTAGCCTCATCATTATAAATCTTATCAAGACAAGCTTAACAATTATCATTATTATTATTACTAAGACTATTAGTTCAATCTTTTCTTTTTTCGTCTTGAACAGCTTTAGCGAAAGCATTTTCATCAGTCTTAGTAAGATTAGCTATATCAGTTTGACCAAAATCGTCTGCAAAAGCGTTTGCAAAACCGTTTTCGTCTTTATTATCAAGAATATTAAGACTATCTTAAACGATATTATTAAGATGATTATCTTCATAATCATTATTATAATGATAATGTTTATTGTAATGATTTTAATCACGAAGATTATCATTTTATTAAAAACTAATTTTGTCTGAATCAGCATTATTAGTAGAATTTATATTACTTCTACTTGCATTAATGTTAATTCTACTGACAAATACAATTTGTCTTAGCCTCATCATTATTATCATTATTATCTTGATTATTTTATTTATAAATTATTTATATATAATACTTGCTGATATTGATAATACTATTATATTTGCTACGTCTTATTCAAGACATAATATTCTTAATTTTATTACTAATTTTTAAACTCTTAATTTTATGGTTAATTTAAAGAAAGGTAACGATGTTGCCGCTGCTCCTGCTGATGCTGCTGTTAAGAACACAAGTAAGAAAGAAATTATTCCCAGTATTCCTGGTGTTCCTAAAGCAAATCTTGAAGTAATTGCCATTGTCATGTTTAATGCTGGCATTCGTAGATTTACTGCTCTTAATATTATCAGTCATCTTAAAGAAGCTGGTATTCTTAAGAAAGATAGTAAGGCTTATGTTAATTTTATTTGGACTAAATTTCAAGTTAAAGAAAACGGTCTTGCTACTGAATATAGATATTCAGAATTGTTTTTTATTAAGGCTCTTGTTTCTGCTTTTACTGACTTTGCTAATGCTTCTGCTGAAAATATCAATGAGTTTTGTAATAATAACGATATTGATGTTAGCAGACTTAACAATGCTGTCGATTTTGCCGATAAAGACGATTCTGCCAAATAAGATATTATAGTTGTTTCTGACCCCCCGTAGAGGATAAGATTGTCTTGTCCATAATATATTTCATTGCCAATTTGATGATAGTCTTATTCCTTTACGGGGTAACTAAAACAGTTTTTATGATAACTTATATTCCGCCTAAAGATAAAATTGATGCTTCTACTATTACTATGGATTCTGAATTAGTTCATACCGATTTAGATAACAATGCTGAATTTGACAATAGTAATACAGAAGAAGAAGTTCAATTTGATAAAGATAATCAATTTGGTTTTAACGATTAAAATAATATTACTACTGTTATGAAAAATATTGAAGAATTAATTAATGCGCTTTTTAGTGATATGAGCAATAAACTATCTTCTGATGATATGATTGCTTATGTATTGACTCGTGATGCTGATATGTATATTAAGAAAGTTAAGTATTTAACATCTCTTACTGCTGATGAAATTAAAACACTTATTATTAAAAATAACAATAATACTTTTGATTATTGGGCTGCTTTAGCTATTCATGTTGATAGAATTTGGAATAAGCTTGATGCAGTTACTCAACGTAAATATAAAGAAGTATTCAGTATTATTGCTCATCATGCTCTTAAGCATCAAAATGCTGTTAATAGTATTTTTAAATCTGTTATTGAACATAAAGATGGTGATAAGGAAAACGTATTTGATAAGTTTACTGATGATGAGATTGAAGCTGAACTTAAAAGACGTAGAAATAGTTCTAATAAAAAATCATAAATACTTGTTTTGGATTTGTTGCTAATTTAGTTTATTCCAAAGTTGGTACAGATTGTGAAATTAGTACTAATTGTAACTCATGTTATTTAAGTAATGTTCCTAACAGAGGTGACTGTGAAGTTGGTACTCTGTTTTTAAAAACTTCTCTAACTGATGATGGCTGAAATGAAAGCCGAAACAAGCATCTTGCTTGTCTTAGAGTTTAAATTTGAATTGATATTATTACTTGTGTTTTGTAAATCTTTTCTTGCCTTAAATTACAGTTTTTGTTTAAAGGTTAAACTTCGCCCGATATTGTTCGTGAGAATAGTATTGGGCTTTTTTGTATTGATACTATTCATTTTATTAATTATATAAATCTTTAAATTATGGACAACAAAGAAGAATTAATTGCTGCTGAACTACAAGAATCTAATTTTGATAAAGCTTGTAGTTTTCGTATTGGTGACACTGTTTGGTTTTCTACCGAACGTTGTTATGGTGTTATTGAGGATAAAGGCGTTGATATTCGTACTAATATTCCTTATTATACTGTTCGTACTACTCCGAACCGTGTTTGCTCGTTCGTTCCGGAGCACTTTCTCAAAAAGAGCCGAACATTGGCTTCTGCGCTTCATTGCAGCCCCATCATTACATTTTAATCGCAAAAATGATTAATCCTACATGAAGCGTATGAAAATTGAATAGCGAGCTTTATACGCTTTCATTTCGTATTATATAACAGAAACAACTTAAAAATACTATTAATATTATGATTAATTTTACTAATAATAAGAAACTTAATATTAAAGTTAATATTCTTCTTGCTGCTTTTCTTGAAGATGAATTTTATGATATTGAAGTTTGTCTTGATGAAATTAATAAGTCTTTACAAGAAAATATTGGTATTTGGACTTATGTTCATAAAACTGATGATGGGTATTATCATCCTGTGATATATATTAAGTATAACGATAAACGTTCTGTTATGCATTTTCACAAAATTAAATTTGATAATAGATTTAATTGTTTTAAAGCTGGTCTTAAAGTTATTCTTGCTTATATTTGTTATTTAACAAGTGATGATAAAAATTCTACTTATAATATAGTTGAACATGATAGTTATTATGTAAAAGCTATTAATGAAATTATAGATATTTGTGAAGTTTTTGGTCTTGATTTAAAAGCTAATTATAATAAATATCATGCTACTATTGATTGTTATTTTCCTGATTTAATTGAATCTATTTTAATTTAATACTATGGTTACATTTTATACTTCTGATAAAAACGATAAAATTAAGATTATTATAATAGCTGCTAATAAAGATAGTGGTTATAAATCTGCCGTTCGTTATTTCAAAAAGAATTCTATTCCTGGAGTTCCTGTTGAAATAAAACTCTTTCATGAATATAAAGTTGATTTGCCTTATTTTAGTCAAATAATTAATTTTAGCGATAAGAAATGAATTGGGAAGTCAAATTTTGGATTAAAGCTATTATAGTTATTGCTATTACTATTGCTGCTATTATTGCTATTAGTGCAGCTTTAACTAAAGCTATATTGTCATGAATCTATTCAATCCTCTACGGGGGGTCTCAATGTGTTAATCGTCATTAGCGGCTTAATTAGCGAGATAGTAATACTGGCAGTATTGACTATTATATGGTTTTGGAATGATTTAGTCAAGAATAATAAATATGATAGTGAGATTGTTATTCTAACTATTGTTATTATTCTTGGCTATTTAATTTATCTATATGTTTAATTTAACCAATGTAAAGTTATGAGTAAAAATTACGATGAAGTTGGAGTTGTTCGTCAACTTAACAAAGTAAACGGAGTTAAAATTAGTGGTGGTAAGAAAATCACTATTGTTGTTGGTGCTGCCTTAGGAAATAGCACTAATGGTAAAATTGATTTTCTTTGTAACTATTGTGGATATACTCGCGTTTATTCTGATGTTGCTGAACAGAAGAAAACTAAGGATGTTGAAGAGAATGATAATGTAGTTGCTAAGCATAATCGTAAGATTGATATAGCTTCTAATGTTACTAAAATTATGAATGGCAAGAAAGCTATTCGCAAATAATTATGGTAACGTTTAATTTCTCTTTTAATCCCCCAAAGAAGAAAAGAGAACCGCCAAAGAAAGAAGTTGTTCTTGTTAAACAAGCTACCGGAATTGTAGTTAATGATGAGAATGGCTTTACTAAATGTAATTATCAAGGTAATCTTTATACTTTTACTCTTAAAAGTTTTGATACTTATAAGAAGAAAAATGTATATATGCGAAAACGTGATAAGTTTGGACATAGAATAAAGATTATTCGTGATAAAGACAAACGCTGTAAGATGCACAGAAAATTTTATTCTGCTCTATCTATCGGTCTTATTGTAAAAGGAAAGATAATCAAAACTGTTGACGATTTAGTTCTTTTTGATGTTGTTTCTTCTTACAATCCTGCTGATGTTGTCGAAATGGCAGAAGCTATTAAAGAATTTAATAAATATAATAACAATGATAAACTTGAAGTTAATTTTGATTGGTAATGAAATTTGATATTGGAAAACGAGATAACGATAATGTTGTTTTAAATAAAGGTCAAGAAGCTGCTGTTACCAATCTTATTGATTTTATCGCTGCACCGTTTGATGCTCGAAATAATATTCAAGCATTATGCGGTGCTGGTGGTGTAGGTAAAACTTTTGTTACCAAATATGTTATTGACCATTGTAAGTTTAGTTCTTCAATGATTCATTGTGCTGCTCCTACTCACAAGGCTTGTCGTGTTTTGAGTAATGCTACTAAACATAGAGTTGAAACTATTCAGAAAATTTTTGGATTTCGTCTTGATGTTAATATTGAAGATTTTGACCCAAATAATCCTGCGTTTAATCCTATTGGTGGTGTAAAAATTACAGAGTTAAATTGTAGAGTTCTTATTATTGACGAAGCTTCTATGCTTAACCGTGCACTTGTTAATTATATTTCTCGTTATTGTGCTCGTCAAAAAATTAAAATCATTGTTATTGGAGATGATAGTCAGCTTTCTCCTGTTAATGAAGCTGTATCATCCGCTTTTAAAATGGCTGTTAAAATTAATCGTTTAACAGAAATTGTTCGTCAAGATGATGATAATCCGATAAGAACTCTTCTTGATATTCTTCGCAAAGATATTAAGAACAAAACTTATAATTTTCTTACTTATATCAATAATCATAGAAGAAATGTAATTGACGGTAAAGGCTATGTAGTTGTTGGAATTGATGATTTCACTGAACTTGTTGCTCGTGCTTTTAGTAATAAAGATTTCGAGAAGAACGTTGACCTTAATCGTTGTATAGCTTATACTAATGGCGCTGTTGGAATTTGGAATAGATATGTTCGTAATAGTATTATACAAAGTGCCGAAAAATCTATTCTTAATAATAACGACCTTATTATGAGTTATGTAACTATTGTTGACGAGTTCAATGATATTATCATTAACAATAGCGAAGATTATATTATTCGTGATATTCTTAATTTTACCGACTCCGATTATGGCTTTAAAGGATTTATAGTTAAGTTTCAAGCTATTCATGGCGGTGCTATAACTAAACCTCTCTTTATTATTAATCATACCGACCAATCTACATTTATAACTTATTGTCAAGAACTTAAATATCTTATAGATGATGCCAAAGCTGCAAGTAAAGAAATGGCTGCTTCTAAATGGAAGAAATATTTTGCTTTTAAACGCAAGTATTTGATTCTAACTGATGTTCGAGATAATCTTGGTAATATAGTTTTTAAACGTGATATTGATTATGGATTTGCTTTGACTTCTCATAAAAGTCAAGGTAGTACATATAAAAATGTTTTTGTAGATGTTAATGATATGGTTTATGATAAGAATGGACATCCTTATACTGATGCTGACGATTTGCGTCGTCGTCTTTATGTTGCTTGTAGTCGTGCGTCTAATTTTCTCGTATTGCGGTATGGATAAAATTGATTTTAAAGAAGTTGGTGCTAATAATATTGTTAAATATATTGGTAAAGAATGTAAAATAGCAGGAAAGAAATATATTATTGTTGGATATAATATTGACCATCCTTTATTTATTCTTGCTGCTGTTAATCCAGAAGATGGAATATGGAATGATGACCATGCTAAAGATGATGGTTTTAGTGTTTTTGATAAAACTGATATTGTTCTTAAGAAAATGCCTAAAGGAACTACTTATACATATTCAACAGTTATATTCATATAATGTTGTTCTATATGACGGTAGATACTTGTGAACATTGTAAAGATTGTCCTAATAGATTATTTAATACAGGTCGTACAATTGAAGTAGGAATTGGTACTATAACTTCTAATACTCTTATTATTATTCCTCGTACTTATGGTAAAGAGAAACGTGATAAGTTTATTAATATTCTAAAAGCTATGTGGCTTGATATTACCAATTATGAACTACTTGAACAAGCGTATGTTACTTATGATATTAAATGTCCTTGTTATTCTAATTATAATCTTGCTGGTAATTCCAATAAGTATTGTGCAAGAATATTAGGCAATGAATTACTCGGTCTTAAATATGTAAAATATATAATTGTTTTTGGTAGAGCTTTTGATGTTGCTTTCATTGATGGAAGAGAAAGAAAAAGTACTATTATTAATGGTTATCCTATTTTATATATCCCTCTCTCTTTGAATAAACTTGATGATGTCAAGCATTTGTTTGCTGTAAAAGATAAATTATTTAAAGCTATTACTTATATTAATAATAAAAGAATTTATGGGTAGTGATTAGATGTGAATGTTACGATGTAGAAATTCTTCCTAATTTCTTTTCTATTACTTTTGTTGATTTAGCTTCTTATCTTGAAGTATTTAAAGATTGTGTTAACGATAAAGAAGAAAGAATACCTATGATTCAGAAACTTACTGTTGAAGAAATCAAACGTAGACTTTCTACTGTTAAACATAAATCTTTTTATATTACAGATAAAGATGATTCTCAATTATTTAAAATGATTGAATATATTAATCATTTTATAATTGATGAAAATAATGTTCCTATTCGTACTGATTTATACGGATATAATAGTCGTAGTTATGATAAACTTATGATTGCGGCTTTATTGATGTATTTTAATCAGTGTGATACTACTAAAGAACTTATTACTAAATTATTCAATACAAGCCAGAAAATTATTGAGCTTCAAGATAAAGATAAAAAAGAAATTAATAATGATTTTCTTATGAGAAGTCTTAATAAGTTTGGACTTCCTTATATTGATATTGATGTTATGAAAATCTTTGCTCTTAATAAAGCTGGTACTTATATTGATAAAAATAATGAAAAGAAATATATTCCTAAAGGTCTTAAACAGACTTCTATTAATCTGCAATGGTATGAATTATTAGAATACGAATTGCCGCCAATATGCGAAAAAGATGCTGATATTTATAATCAGATTCCTAAGTATAAAGGCATGAGTATTCGCGAACTTAATAACGTTGTTGAGAAATGGCATAGATATATTATTGATGAATATATTCCCGATATGCTTCATTATAATCTTAATGATGTTTTTATTGTTGCAGAAATTGTTCGTCTTTATTCAAGCGAGATTAAATCTCGTTATGCTGTTACCGCAAGTTATGGAGTAGATGTTCTTAGCAGCAGTCGTAGTAATATGGCTGATATTCTGTTTCAGAAATTCTATACTAAATTTAGTGGTATTCCTTATAAACAATGGAAAGATGGTAGAACTATTAGAACTGCTATGAGCCTTAATAAGATTATATTTGATTGTGTTCAATTTAAAACTCCTGAACTACAAAATCTTCTTGCTGATATGAAGAAACTTGTTCTTTATAAAGTAAGTAAAGATGCGTTTAGTAGGACTGTTAAAATTGGAGATACTGAATATAATCTTGCTACAGGTGGTCTTCATAGTGCTGATAGACCTATGGAAATATGGAGTACAACTGAATGGAATGGAACTTATCGTTCTTCTACGGGGGGTCTCGTTGATGAAACGTCTGTTACGCGTAAGTTTACTATTCTTCATTTTGATATTGCTTCATATTATCCTTCTATTATGGCTTATTATGGTGTTGCGCCTAAGCACATGGTTAAGTCTGCTTTTCGTAATCTTATTCAATGGATGAAAGATACTCGTGTTGAAGTTAAACATAGCAACGAAGCTGTTATAGATGGTATTCCTCGTGATGTTTTTGCTCTTGTTCTTAAGATTGTGATTAATAGCATCTATGGAAAATTCGGTTTTGAACAAGGTCCTCTATATGATAGACTTGCTACTCTTGAAGTTACTATTAATGGACAGCTTATGATGCTTATGCTTTGTGAAGAACTTGAACTTAATGATATTCCTATTATATCTGCTAATACTGATGGTATTATGGTTAAAGTTTATGAAGATAAACGTGAGGAATTTGACCGTATTACTAAAGAATGGCAAAATAAAACTGGAATGTCTGCCGATAGTGACATTCTTCATTGTCTTATAGCTCGTGATGTGAACAATTATATTGCTCAATTTCGTAGTAAAGGAAAACTTAAAGACGAACTTAAAGGTGACTTTAATCCTTTAATGTATGCTAATGATTTACAGAAAGGTTATAGTATGCCTATTGTTGCAGAAGCTGTTTATCAGTATTTCATTAATAATGTTCCTATTATGACTACTCTTCAAAACAGTAACAATATACTTGATTTTTGTATGACTCAAAATGTAGGTCGTCAATTTCATGTTGAAGAAACTAAAGTTATCAATGGTAAACTTCAAACTAAAGTATGTCAAAGATATGTTAGATTTTATGTTACTAATAACGGTTATACTGTTGAGAAAGTTCATAATGTTACAGGAGAACGTTCAAGACTTGCTGCTGGAATGCAAGTTTGTGTTATAAATAGTCTTGATGATGCAGATATTGTAAGTCGTAATATTAATTATAAGTATTATTACAATAAATGTTATGATATTATCAATCCTATAAAACTCGGAATTACTCCTAAAGGAAAAGGAAAGACACAGATTCGTAAGAAAGCTGGTATGTATAATCGTTTATTTGATGACTAATTATGAAAACTCTTCCTAATAATTATTATGATGATATTGCTACTAAGTGGGTAAAAGATTTTCATGCTAATGCTTCTTACAATCTTGATGCTATGAAAGAAGATTATGCAGAAATTTGTTCCACAATTATAAGTAAAAGTGTTGCTAAAAATCCTAATGTTAAAGTTATAGTTATTGTTGACTGTTATGAAACACGTTCTCATGTTGTAGATGTTTGTAAAAAAGCTGGTATAGTTGAAACTAATTATACTTGTCTTAGCGCTGATTATATTAAGAGTAGTGTAAATTATAGATATAATATTGCTATTTATATTAATCTTAATACTATTTCCGGTGTTAATTGTGTTATTAGTAGAACAAAATTTAATTTGTTTATTATTAATAATATTACTGCTAAAAAAGATAAATTTGCTGCTAAAGATAGAGCTGAAATTTATGCTATGTTTCCGGCTATGAATGAAGCTAAAGTTGCCGATGTAAGTCGATTCACACTCCCCGTAGAGGAAATCCAAATTCCATGTTATCTTGACGATGCTGATAGAACTAAATATGATGAATATTGCGATTATATTAGTAGTTGCATTAGCATCTTTGGTAATCTTGAAACTATTGATTTTGCTCGTATTGGTAATAAATTTACGGGAGAAAGTGCTGAACAGGTAAGACGTAATATTGCTTCTTATAACGGTTGGCATGAAAATCTTGATAAAAATAGTCCTTTTGATAAACAAATAGATGAATATTTTAATCCTATTGTTATCGAAGAAAAGGCTACTGCTGCTTATAATATTATGAGAGAAAGAAAGAATCTTCTTACTGATAATAAAGCTAAATTTAATGTTGTTGTTGATTTGCTTAAGAACGAGCTTGTTAATAAGAAAGTTCTTATTGTTAGCAAAAGAGCTGAATTTGCTGCTTTAATTACTGAATGTTTGCTTGATAATGATATTGCTTGTGGTGATTATCATGATAAGGCTGCTCCTAAAGCGATTATTTATGAAGAAACTGGCGATTATATTCGTTATAAAACTGGTGCTAAAGCTGGTGATATTAAACTTTTTAAATCTGCTGCTCTCTCGTCAATCAATCTGAAACGGTTCAACCTCGACCCAAATAGCGGCTCTCTAACAGACGCTGAACGTAATACCTTATTATATATATTAAGCATGAAAAATCGTTCGTCTGATGCGTTGGAAACAAGCGTAGACGCGATTATTTTCACCACCCCGTTTAATGATACTATTGAAGAGTTTATTTATCGCTTTAATGGTATTAGATTTAATGGAGATAGTGCTAAGATATATAAATTGTATATGGTTGGTACGTTGGAGGAAAAGGAGCTGGAAAAGGAAAAACAGTCCGTGCTGCATTCAATAGTTAAAAGAAGTGAGCGTACTAATTTTTTCGTTAGTAATGATTGATGTAATAATAAGAATGTATATATTTGTCAATGTAATCATAAAGAAAACAAGTGGTCTTTGATACAATGGAGAATAAAGAAAACGAAACTAAAGAAAATTTACTTGCAGATAAAGTTCCTGCTGCAAGTAATAATGAACTTCAACATCAAACCAATAATCAACGTTTTTCTTCTATTAATCTTTTTGACGATAAACAATTAGCTGTTGCTGAAAATTTTCTCACTAAGATTATGAGAAGTGATAAGGGTGGTATTAAAAGTGTTAATGATGGTCTTGCTATTCTGATGAGAGCGCAAGATTTAAATCTTCCTTTTAGCACCTGTATTGAACATATTCATGTTATTAATGGTAAAACTGGTGTTGATATTCATGTTATAAAAGCATTATTATCAAAGGCAGCCATAACTTGGGAACTAACTAAAGATTATGTGGCTCAGTACGAATGTACTGATGGTTTTAATGTTTATGTTGATAATCTTCTTCCCGAATATGCTATTAGATGTAAAACTGCTGATGAAGCTACTAAGCTTGCAGAAGCTGATACAAATAACGACCATATTTATGTTTATCCTGTAAAATGGTATCAAGATTTCAATGGTAATATTTATCGCGATTACCAACTTACAGAACATCATAAGGTTGCTATTAATCAAAAACATGCTAATAACATTATTGCTGAAAAGAAGATTCCTGTTACTCGCATTCCTGCTAAGCCAGTAGATTTCGTTACTGAATATGAACTTGTTCGTAACGTTAATGGCAAGGAAGTTCGTGCTATTGGTCACTTTAGTTATAATGAAGCTCAAGCTGCTGGTATGTTCGACAAAGATACTTATAAAAAGTATGCTCGAATACTTATCGGTCATAGAGCTTTTACTTATGCTGCTCGTGACATTGCTTCTGATATATTATTTGGTGTATCAGAAACAACTGAATTGAAGATAGTAGCTGGCGCTGATTTAAAAGATGCCGATATTATTGATATTCAACCAGAAGAAATTAAGAATTAAATCAAGCCTCATGTTGAGGTTAATATTAACAATTTAAAATTTTAAATTATGAAAACTTTTAAAGGTAACACAAAGTTGAGTTTTGGTCTTGGTGCAGTTAATGTTGCTAAACGTAACGCAGTTTCTGAACCCGAATTGGTAGCTAATCCTACTGTTGGTGGTTTCCGTATTACTCCTGCTGTTTCTCGTGCATTGGGTCTTACTAATGGCGGTTATATCATGTTCGTTTCTAACATTGACGCTATTGAACAAGCTATCGCTAACAAAGACGAAAATCTTGTTGATTTTTGTGCAGAAGAAAACATTGATATGAATACTCCAGAGGGCGTTAAAGCTATTCACGAAGCTTTCGACGAATGGGGTATCACTAAGGGTATTCAAATGTTTGACAAAAACGGTAACGCTGTTAAGACTAAAGAACGCATGTCTAAGACTGATAAAGTTGAATATGTTACTAACAACTTCGATGATGTTCTGAAAGCTGCTATTGAAAATGGCGAACCTGAATTTGCTGCTTCTCTGCAAGTCGAGGGTATTACTAAAGAAGAACAAATCGAGATTCTCGCTAATGCTGTTAATCCTGAACAAGTTAACAAGTATTACGGTTCTAAGTGTAGCAATTCTTCTAACCTTTCCGGAACTGGTGTTTCTCTGACTTTCTCTGACTCTGCTGTTTGGGGTGCATTGAAAGAAGATTTGGGCGAAGAAGCTAAGAAAATGTCTCGTACTTTTGAAGTTGATATTAAAGAACTTCGTGAAGTTCCTTATTTCAACGGTCACAAAGAAGTTATTGTTAAGGCTGCTATGCTCGGTGAATTTAAAGATACAGAAAGCACTCGCAAATCCAAAGGCGAAGATGATGCTGCAACTGATGAAGTAGCTGAATAATATTATTCTCCATCTCTGATTACCTTATAAGCCCGAACATGATACAAATGTTGAGTGTTCGGGCTTTCTTATATCTAATTTTAATAATTATTTAAACGTTTAAATTATGGCTGAAATTAAAGATGCTGGAGTTGCAAATCCAGTAAACGATGCGACTAAAATTAAAGATAACAATGAACCTAATGCTGCTACTCCTAAAAAACGTCGTCGTGGTTTAGGTGAAGTTCGTGGTACTACTCGTCTTAAATTTGACGAAAGAGACATTGATGCTGCTACTGGTTTGTTTAAAGCTCATCTTGAAAGTGTTGAACTTGCATGGGCTACTCAAAAAGAAGATAGTTCTTTGGTAAGTTTTGCCGGTCTTGCTGTTCCATCTTTAGTATTTACTTTCGCATCTAATGCTAAAGACCCGAGTGTAAGAAAGTATGTTACACTTCGTATTTCTCCTGCTGAAAGTAACGCTCTTACTATTCCTGGTGGAGACGAAGCATGGAAAGTTGAACAACCTATGAATTGGCTGAAACATATTCTTAATGTGTTCGTTCTTAAAGGTAACGCTATGAGCGAAGAAATGATGGATGCTCTTGAACTGCCTTTCGAGGACTTCAACGATAATATGGAATATGTTCCTGTTGAACCGGAAGTTGTTCTTAATGGTTGGAGAACTTTGTTTGAGAATTTCTTAGGTTATATGGAAAATAATGGTAAGCCTGTTTATAAATCTGCTACCGGTAATTATCTTCCTCTTTGGATTAAACTTATTCGTTTTACTAAGATTAAGGGTCAATGGAAACCTGTTGCAAGTGGTAATTCTGCTGGTGATTTTACGTTCCCATCATTTGTTGGTACAGGTTATATAGAACTGTTTGACCAAAATCGTGCTCCAGTTCTTCATGTCGATGCTTCTAAAGAAAGTATTATTTATCGTGAAGTAGCTAAAGCTCCGACTGCTCCTCAAATTCCTGGTATGGCTCCTGCATTTAATTCGCAAGTTCCTGTTGGTGCTCCTGCTGCCGCTGCTGCTCCTATGGGAATGGGTGCTGTTCCTCAAGCAAGTGTTAATCCGACTGATGATTTGCCGTTCTAAAACTGTGTTTATATAATTGCTGATGGTTGAAAAAGAGTTATAATAAAATAACTCTAAGTTTGGTTAGAAAGGTCTGAATTGCTATTTTGGCAGTTCAGACCTTTTTCTTTTATATGCAATCGAGAACGATAATATGAGACGAAATATTAATAATACTAATCTAACCAAAAGTTATATATTTAGCAAAATCAGTCAAGTTACAATATTTGCTGTTTATACTGGAATTAGCGACTATGTTATTCAGCATTGTATTGATACTGGAGATTTAATTTCCAGTCCTTTTCGTGTTGATGAACATCCGAGTTTTGGTTTTCGTTATAACGACAAAGGTATGCTTAAAGGTAGAGATTTTGCTGGTTACTTTTGGGGTGATTGTCTTGATGCAGTTGCTTATGTTTTGTCTGGTATTGTCAATAGAAATATTAATATCAATAATAAGAATGATTTTCAATTTGTTATTCGTCACATTGCGTATACTTTTCGTGATATAATTTATGGAAAAGAAAAAGACGATAACGTTAAACTTCAAATAGAAACTTCTCTTCAAGCTATTCGTAATACTAAAAGTATTATTGAAATAGTTCCTCGTCCCTGGAATAGTAATGATAAAAAATATTGGAATCAATTCGGTATTAGTCTTAATCATCTTAATACTCATTTCGTTTATGCTATTGACCAATATTATATTAATCGTTATATTAATCCTGAACCTAAATATTTTTATGATAGCAAAGACCCTTGTTATGCTTATGTATTAGGACAAGACAAAAATGGTATTTATAATATTAAATTGTATTTTCCTAATCGTAAGAAAGGTGATGTTCGGTTTATTACCAACAGTAATCATATTGAGGGTGTGCTAAATCTTGAACTTAATAATTATGATTATATAGTTATTACTAAAAGTAGTAAAGATAGGCTTGCTATTGAGAATCATTTTATACAGTTCAATCCTCTACGGGGGGTCTCCACTGATAGAATGTCTATTGGAGTTATTAATATTCCGTCTGAAACTTATAGACTTAAACAAAAAGAATACGATTATCTTCATAATAAACTTAATGATAAAGGTTGTATTATTAGTCTTATGGATAATGATATGACTGGTTATCGTGAGGCTATTTGGCTTAGAGATAATTATAATATTATTCCTTTTGTTATTCCTAAAGAATATGATGTTAAAGATTTTGCTGAACTTAAGAAAGAATATTCCGGAGAAATTATTGATAAACTTATTATTGATGTTTATAATTATATAGAAGAAAACTATAAAGACAATGGAGAAAAAGATAAACTTGCTTGGGATACGGAAGAAAGTAGTGCTCTGCCGTATTAGAGATATGCACGAGAAGATAATAGTAATGATGCCTATTACAACTGAACAAGAAAAAGAACTTGATGAAAACGAAGCTCTTTGTTTAGGCGAAGATTGTAATAATCTTACTATTGATAAACGTTCTACAATTTGTTATGGTGAAGTAGATATTGATAACGAAGAAGATGCTGATGCTATTAAAAAGTTTGATTTGCTCGGAAGTGGAGAAACTGATAACATGGTCTACTCTAATGTTGATTATAAAACTGGCGTTTGTACTTTTGATAATGTACCTAAACAATTTCCTACTTCTGATGCTATTTTATGGTATAGACATAACGTTTGTCTTATTGGCAATCCTAAACGTGTGGTTATATTTAAATGCAATAAAAGTGATTTTTAAATTATGAGTTTTAGTCCTGACAATTTTGATTATAGATTCATGGCTGAAGAAATAAAGTCTAAAGGTCATGAAAAAGTTCTTGATGGTTTACTTAAAGAACTTGATTGTTCAAGATATATCGAAAATGTTGGTTATCCTATTACTTATAATTGTTATGCTTACGACCGTACTTGTTGGAAATTTAATTATGTTTTAGATGATGGAATTGATAAAGGAGTATTATCTGATGAACGATGTGTTGATTACCGAAAAAGATTTGAAACTCTTGATAAAGAAAACGAACTCTTCACGAGAAATCATCCGGAAATCGGTAAATATAAAAAAGGTAAAGGTAATAAGAAAAAAGAATCCAATGCTGATGCTAAAGAACCTGTACGTAGAACTCGAAAAGTTAGAACTAAAGACATGTTTAGTGGAAAAGTTAGCACTGAAACTCTATCCGAAGACGGTAAGCTAAGAAAAACTGCTGCTGATAGACGTCTTGAAGTTCTTAATTCTCGTACTATGAATTTTGCTTTTGGTAGTTTTAAACCTAAGAAACATGAATGAATGGTTATATAGAAAAAATAATCTTGAAAAACCTTGTTGTTGGAGAGCCTATTTAAGTAGTGATGCGAATAGTATCACTGTTGAGTATGGTATCGTTGGTGGTAATATTCGTATTGAAAGTTATGCTGTTACTCAAAAGGATGCTAATAAAGAACTTCAATCTCGTTATAACGATAAACGAAAGCAAGGTTATATCACTTTTGAAGATATAAAAGATGATAACGGGAGACCCCCCGTAAGGGAATGTACAAGTTCATTATATCCTTATCTTGAAGCTTATCTTCCGTCTTATCGTACTAATGAAAATAACGGAAATATTCTTCCTATGCTTGCTAAATCTTATACTGGTAAGATTTGGAATAAAATTCCTAATATGATAGGACAATGGAAAATTAATGGTCTTCGTTGTTTTATTAGTGCCTATAGAACAGATGATATATTTCGTTCTGTTCGTCTTAAATTTCAAAGTCGAGAAGGTCTTATTTGGCATACTCTTACTTATCTTGAAGATTATTTAATTGATGCTATTCCACCAGGATTTATGTTGAGTATGCTTAATGATAATTGGATTCTTGATGGTGAAGTTTATCTTCCTGGTCATACTATTAATGAAATAAATCATTTTGTTAAAGACCCAAATTGTAAAGAAAATAAGCTTCTTCAATTTTGGTGTTATGATATAGCTATTCAAGATATGCTTCAAGAAAGAAGAAGTGATATTAGAACTCACAGTTTAGGAAATGTTGCTCACTTCAATAATATTGACGAACATCTTAATAATACTAAGCAATTAGTTATTCTTCCTGATTATAATGTTTATAGTGATAACAATGCTGTTATATTCCGTGATAATTTTATTAGATTAGGATTTGAGGGATTAATACTTCGTAATCCAAATGTTGATTATCAATATGGTCGTCGTCGTGTTGGCTATATGGAAAAGTTTAAATCTAAAACTGATGGTAAGTTTTTAATTGTTGATATTCAATCTGAACAAAAACGTAATCTTCCTATTATTACTTGTCGTAATGATATTAATGATGAAACGTTTGAAACCGGTTTTAGTTATCCTCATGCTAAACAAGAAGAAATTCTTAGAAATAAGAAAAATTATATTGGCAAATATGTATTTATAACTTTTGGAGAAAGAAGTGGTATAGCTCAAGTTCCTTTTCATATTAAAGAAGTTTATTTATTATAATTATGCCTACGTTTAATTTTATAAAAAAGAAAGATGATGTTATAAAAACTACTGATAAAAAACCTGATAATAATATTGGCAAAATTGATACCAATAATATTAAATTATATTTTGATGTTATAAGTTCTAAGAAAGTTGATAGAGAAAAGACTTATTATTCTGCATTTTTTAAGAGTTTGTTTCTCTTTACAAACTTTAATGCTAAGTCTTATAATATTCTTCAAAAATATAATAACGAAGAAAAGAGATATAACTATTATATTTGTCTTTATGAAGAAGAAGTTGAAGACGCTATCAAGCTTAAAAGAGATTATACCGGTGCTTATCGCATTTATATCGGTTATATTATTCCTAATTGTGATAAGGATTTTAATGTTGATGTACATATTGTAAATGATGTCAATGTAGAAAAAGCTGTTATTTATCGAATTTATTAGGATATTAATCTGGCTACTAATGGTTGTAATACTGTTAGTAGCCTTTTTTGTGCTCATACTGTAACCGATTGCGAATATGTTAGAAACAACTGCCAACATACGCAAGAATGCTATTCTTTTGTCCTGTGGAAGACTTTCTCGTGCGTCCTTTACAATTGTATTGATTTTGCATAACGTTCAACACAACGCCTTAGAATGAGTTGTTTCGTATTATATAATACAAATAAAACTTTTATATATTTGATATAACAAATAATTATAATATGAATTTTAATAAAAGACCTCTTATTGGTATTGCTGGAGTTAAGAACTCCGGTAAAGATACCGTTGCTTCTATGATTAGTTTTGTTCATGAATGTGGTACTTATTCTACTTTTAAGAAATGGTATGATAATTCTGAACAATATAATAGAAGTATTATTCATTTTGCTGATGCTTTAAAAGATTGTGTTAGTATTATTTTTAATATAAAGCGTCCACTTCTTGATGATAGAAATATAAAAGATGCTCGTTATTACAATCCTGCTACTTGTGAAGTTATTGATGACCAAGCTGTTATTAAAGGACATATTAGCAAATATAGTCTTGAAGAACTTCGTAATCTCGGTATGCCCAATAACGAATGTGCTATTAAAATAAGACATATTCTTCAATGGTTCGGTACTGATATTTGCCGTAATCATATTAATGAAAATATTTGGGTAAAAGTTTGTATGAATCGTGCTCAACATCTTAAACATTATAACGGTTTTTGTATTATTGCTGATTGTAGATTCCAAAATGAAGTTGACGCTATTTTGAAAAATGGCGGTGTTGTCTTTAGAATTAATAGAGAAGATGCTGGTTCTAAAGATACTCATGCAAGCGAAGATATAGCTAAACTTACTGATTGTATTGATATTGATAACAATCATGGTTTAATTGGTCTTTATTATGCTGTTTATGATAAAGTAATGAAAATGCTTAAATAATTCAATTCCTCTACGGGGGGTCTCAAATGTATAACTTTAAAATATTACTAATATGTCTGATATTTTTTCTGCTGCTTTAGTTCATGAGGTTTGTCCAATTTGTTGCAAAGCTATGAACGAGCAAATTATAATGAACACTATTGGAAATAAAAAGAATACTAAAGCTATTGACGAAGCTAACGGCAAAGCTATTGGCTATTCTAAAGATGCTTGTGAAGAATGTTGTAAACATAAAGATGATGGTGTTTATGTTATTGCTATTGACCCTACTCGTAGTGGCGATGATGGAATTTATCGTACTGGTCAAATAGCTTGTGTAAATAAGAATTTTCAGTTGTTTAAAGATAAATCTGATTATATTCTTAAAACTGATAACGGAGTTAGTTTTATGTTTATGGAAGAAGAAGCTGGTAAATTAATTGGTATTTTTAAATAAATAAGTTATGAAAATAATAGAGCCGAGTGTAGAACTTTGGAAACAAGAAAATGATATTGCTCATGCCGTTCGTTGTGCAAGAGTTTGTTATAAACGAGAAAGTGGTAATGATGAAGCTACTTATAAACGTCTTATAGAAAGTAAACATTATAGTGTTTTTCGTCATGCTTCTTATTATTATATTATTAATAAAAACAAAGGTTATCATAAAATTATTGATACATTTATTAATATTGTTGATAGTAAATTAAAAATTGTTGGTATTGATATTAAGTATGATGATAGAAATATTTATATTGTTGTTAATGGACAATTCCTTTTAGAACATCCATCTTTTATTAATGCTATTCGTAAATATCAAGTAGACGAAGATACATTTAAGAATACAGAAATTGGTTTTAATATGCTTCGTTATACTTTTAAAGTTGTTACTCAAATAAGTACATCTCGTGAACTTAATCGTGTTAGTCCAAATAATATTGCTGAACAATCTACAAGATATGTTTATGAAGATGGTACTCTTTGTTGTCCTCATTGGATTAATATAAACATGATTAGCATGAATAGTATTAATCAAATACAAGCTGTTTATAATAATGATGGCTCGTATAATAAAGCAGCAGAATATTATTTAATCAAATGTCAAGATAAATTTGATGCTTATAAATATTTGATTAATCATTTTAATGTTCATAGACAAGATGCTCGCGGTCTTCTTCCTATTGATACTGCTACTGTTTGTGCTTATACTTATTCTATCGACGAATGGCGTGCTATTATTGACTTGCGTTATTATGGTACTACTGGTAAGCCTCATGAAAACGCTAAGATTATTGCTGGTATGATTAAAAACGAACTTGAACAATTAGGTTATGACTTTGCTAAAGAAAATACTTAAACGAAAACATATTATTGCTCAATCTGTATGTAATCATCCTAAATTAGAATATTATTATCAAGCTAATAATCCTAAACGTAAAAATGGGCACATTAAAGGAAAAGTTGTTTACGACCTTTATTGTATATGTAAATGTTGTAAATGTAGAAAACTTATTTCTAAGAACAAAGTTGCTCATGACGTGAATGTTAATCAACTTCATTATAAATATGGTATAACAATTTAACGATATGAAAAAGAGTAAACGTTATATTAAGAAACTTACTAAAACCCCTCTTATTAATAAGAGGATAATGAATTATATTATTAATAATTCTAATATTTGTAAGCATGCTATTAGAGAACTTAAACTTGCTGGATACGGTGATGGTAAAGGTGGTCCAAATGATTGGATGTATCAACAAGTAATTGAAGCTGTTGCTGTATTTGCTTCTCATGGTAATAGTGGTGGTTCTGCTCCTTTTGAAATTAATCTTGTTCAAAAACTTTGTAATTGGGATATTATTAGCCCTCTTCGATTTACTAATGATGAATGGCAGCAAATAAGTGCTGATGGTACTTGTCAAAATATTCGCAAAGGTGATGTTTTTAAAGAGCCAAATGGTGGTATTAGTTATAATGGAGCTTTTACTAAAAAAACCTATTGAACGTTATAGTTTTGCTACTAAAGAATGGACTAAAAATAAAAATATTATTTGTTGGAGTGGGGGTTTATTTGAACATGAAAATAATATTTTAACAGGTAGATATTTTAGTCGTTGTAATTTATGGGTACATGATGTTATTAAAGGTTGGATGCCTAAAGAAAAAGAAGTTATTGAATGTCTTGAAGTAGAAATTGCTCCAGATAGTTGGATAATGGCTGTTGATACAAATAATACAAATCTCCTATTCCTTTCTGTTAATTATAATATACAATGGGAAGAATGTCCTTGTATGAAAGGTATTCGTCTTGAGGATGTAACTCCTGAACTTGAAGAAAAAGCATACAATGAAATGAAAAATAAATAATTAATTATGGAAAAAAGTCTTTATGCAATTAGTTTTGAACTTGAAAGTCTTATTGATAAGATTATCGAAAGCGACGGTGAAATAACTGATGATATTGAAAATCAACTTAAGATTAGTAAAGAAGAACTTTATCAAAAATTAGGTAATTATCGTAGAGCTGTTTGTATGATTGAAAATCGTGCTGCTGCTTGTAAAGCTGAAAAGCAACGTCTTGATGTTCTTCAAAAAACTCGTGAAAGAGCTGCTAAAAGATTAAAAGATAGTATGCTTGAAGCTTTACTCCTCTACGGGGAGACTGGAAAAGCTGGAAATAAAGTTATTGAACTTGATGATTGCAGACTTTCTACTCGTGATACTACTGAATGTATTGTTGAAACTAATCTTATTCTTAAACTTCTTGATGCTTGTTTAGATAGATTCAGAGAACTTTGGAATGCAGATATGCTCGACTATGATAAAGATGATATTGATAATCTTGATGTAGATGGTTTTATTCAAACTATTAATCAAAATTTTGCTGCTGAAAACGAAGATGTTGCCGAGCATATTAAAGAAAAGCTTGGAACGCTTTTTACTCGTGCTGATTTAGAATCTACTAAAATTAAAGTTGAAATAACTATTCCTCTTATCGAATTATGCAAGATGATTAATTATGATATAATTAATACTTATTTCAACCATGAACATCAAGCTAATATTAGTATTGATAGTTCTAAATCTGATTATAAATCATATATTCAGAATCGTAATGCTCAACTTCTTGTTGCATATCTTTGTCAAAATCAATCTCTTCAAATTAAATAATTATGGCTTATACTGCACGTGGTGTTCCTTGGGTTTATAAAGGTGTAACTGATGTTACTCATTGTAAAACTTCTATGGAATGTATGGAAGCTGCTGGTCTTAATTTCGCTGTTAAGAAATGCGAACTTGTAGCAAAAATGAATGTTTCTGATAATGTTGATAAAACTCTTGATGATTTGCTTGAAGCAAAGAAAAAAGATGTTGATACTCACATTAACGGAAAATATATGTATTCTAAACTTGATAATGCTTTTTGTACTTATCGAGATGATACTCATACTCCGTTAGGATATGTAAAACAAAAATATACTATTGTTCAAAATAATGCTGCTTTTAAATTTTTCGATAATGTTATTGGAGAAAATGGAGCTATTTGGCAAACTGCTGGTTATTTTGGTAATGGCGAAAGAATTTTCGTTAGTGCTAAACTTCCAAACAATATTCTTGTTAATGGTGACCCTGTTGAAAATTATTTAGTTTTTGTTAATAGTCATGATGGTAGCTCTGGTGTTCGTATTTTGTTTACTCCTATTCGTGTTATATGTCAGAATACTCTTACGGCGGCTATAAGAAAATCTACTAATAGTATTAGTATTAGACATACTGAAAGTGTTCATAAGAATATTGAATTAGCTCACGAAGTATTAGGTATTACTAAAAAGAAAATTGAAGCGACTGAATATGCTTATAATGTTCTTTCTAAGATTAAAGTTACAGATGATGATGTTTTAAATTATATTTGTAATAATAATCTTACTGATAATGAAATTGATAATTTATTAAACACAGGTCATACGTTTAAACAACTTCTTTATCGTAATGGACTTGCTGTTACTGATAGCGGAATTAGTATTCGTAAATTGAATACTATTATTGATACTTTTGATTATTATCAAAATGGTATTGGTCAAAAAGAAATTGCTGGTACAGCTTGGGGCGCGTTTAATGCTATTAGTGGATATTATTCTAATGTAGATACTTCTACTGATGGAACTAAACGCATGGATAGTTTGTTATTTAACGATAAAGCTAAGAAATTAGAAAAAGCTGTTAGTTATGATTGGTAAAATTATTAAATGTAAAAATCGAATTTAAAAGAATAAAATTATGGAAATAATACCTGTAACTGTAAAACTTTGGAAAGCTAACCTTAATGCTATTATTCCTCAATACGCTAAAGATGGTGATGCCGGCATGGATTTAACTGCTGTTAGTGTTACTTATGATGAAAAGCTTGATTGTTTTATTTATGATACTGGAATTTGTGTTGCTATTCCTGAAGGATATGTTGGTCTTATTTATCCTCGTAGTTCTAATCGTAAAACTGATGCTTATATGACTAATCATGTTGGTGTTATTGATAGCGGTTATAGAGGAAATATTCTTGTTTGTTTCAAAAATAGAACGAGTCAACATATTATTGATGCTTGTAATAATTTAGCCTATGATGTTGATAGTATAACAGATACTATCAGTTTAAATACCGAATGTTATTTTGAGGGTACTACTTATTCTACTGTTGAAGATAATGAACATGATTATCCTTATAACGTTGGCGATAGAATTGCTCAAATAATGATTGTTCCTTATCCTAAAGTTATATTTGAAGAAGTTGATTCTAAAGATGATTTAGGAGAAACTGAAAGAGGAGATGGTGGACATGGCTCTACGGGAAAATAAATTTGCTCCAATCGGCTCTAATAATCTTCCAATTATTGGAGCTGATTATTTTAATGTTAATACAGGAAAACCTTTTAGAGTTATTGAATATCATAATAAAGTTTTGCATATAGGAGATAAATGGATACCTGCTGTTTGTTATTGTGGCATAGATAATAACGGTAATATTAAAAGTAAGGTATTTGTTAGAACTCTTGCTGATTTTCAACAAAATTTTGCTGAATCTATTGATAGATTTGGTGATTATTATAAATTATAAATTATGGGAAAGTATATTGGAATTAAAATGATTGAAGCTTATCCTATGAGGGCTTCTATGGCTGTAAGTAATGGATATAAAATTGGTAATTCTCATCCTGATGATATGGGATATGTAATTACTTATCCTGATGGTTATAAATCATGGTGTCCTGCTGATATATTTGAAAAATCATATTATCATATTCAAGATGAAAATGGTGATATGTTATATCGTAATGATATAGAAAATTTCATTGCTGATAAAGAAAGTATTAAGATTGGTACTAAAACTACTAATACTACTCTTACTACTGTTACTGGTTTTGAAGTTCATGGACAATCTTCTTGTGTGAAAGCTGAAAACTTTAATATGGAAATCGGTGAACAATATGCTATTGAAAAGGCTAAAGACCAACTTTGGTTTGCTTTAGGATTTGTGTTTCAATGGGCTAAAAATGGTATTAAAAGAAATAAATAAAAACTTAATGATATGACTGTATACGAACTTATTGAAAAACTTCAAAATTTTAATCAAGATGAGGAAGTTATTATTTATGATAAACGCTGGGATGAAAATTTAGATATTATTGAAGTTGAATATCATGACGATAAAGTTGCTGTTGTATCAGAATAAATAGTCATTATTATGAAAGTAAAAGACGTTATTAATAATTTGCAAACTTATCCAGAAGATATGGAAGTAGTTGTTATTGATGCTAATTGGGGAGAACAAATGGATATTGTTGCTATTGAAAATGATATTGATGAATTTGATGAAAAATCTGTTCATATTGTAGCTAAATAATAAAGATAAAGTTTTATATGTTATACATGGCAAGATTGACGTTACTGCCAATCTTGCCGTTTCTGCCGTTCATTCTAATAAAGACATGGAGACCCCCCGTAGAGGAATTAAATAGGTTCATACTCATCCTCTACGGGGGATCTGCAATAGTCATAATTAGATGAATTACTGAGCCGGTATTGCTTGTGAAAGTAGTATCGGCTAATTTTATATTGAACTTACTAATTTTAATAATTATATAAATATGGATGCACAATTAAGAGTTTTTGAATTTAAGACAAAAGATGGCGATAATGATATTACTCGTTATGCTGTTCAACAAATGACTGATAGAGGTTTTAGAACTCTAACTATTAAAGTTGGAACTTATTTTAAAAATACTGTATTCGATAAGAAAACAGATGCTACTAACTTTATGAAATTAATTAAGAAATTATGATATTCGTTATACAAATAGTAATTGTAGCTGTACTTCTTATTAAGGGTCTTTGGCTACTTATAAAGAATTTTGATGATGTTGTTAAGACTATACAAGAAAATGAGAAACGTAATAAGTAATGCAATCCTCTACGGGGGGTCGGCAATAATCATATTCGTATTAATCTTCTTAATCGTCTTAATCTTCTTAATCGAATTCATTTATAGATGGCTTATTCTAAAGCCGTTTCAGACACTTTCTCATTTAAGTAATACAAACTATCGTATTGACAAAGAAAATTGAATGTAGGCAAAAAGAAGCCTATTCTCGTAGACGTAACTATACAAAATGTCCCCGCTTACCGAAATGGTAGGCGGGGATTTATTTTTGTCGACATTATGATGAGCATTATTAAATTAAAAACTCCTAACAGCACTAAAAGCACTATTAGGAGTTTTACGAAAAGGTTTCTTTGCAGAGAGAACATCTTCGTTATATTTAACTCTATAAATATCAAGATTAACTTTATTTTCTTTATTCTTAGATACAGCTTGTCTTTGACTATAAACCTCTTAATATGCAGCATGGTTATAAATTTTTACATGCGAATTTAATCGGTATTCGTCTTATCCAAGCTATGGAATGAGAACAACTTCAAGTATAGCCAAACCTCTAACACCATTATCATGTAGAACTTTACAAGCTTTTCCGTAAATGGAATATCCAAAAACACTATACCCGTCAGCAGCACTATTCAACCTATTATCGAAACCCGAAGCAAGACTTTCACATTGTTCTTTAAGTCCAACAATACGTTGGTAGCGAAGATTTCAACCATTACCGTTGTAATGGATATAAGTATCAATACTATTTGTATATTTATCTTATATCGTCCTCTCTGTATTGACAAATATAGCATGAATTTTATTAATGCAAATAATTTTTCAAATAAAAATAATCCCGTCCACAGCATGTTGTAGACGGGATTTCTATCAATTATATTAATCTCTAAGACTTTCTCCTATTTCCTTAACAGGAATAATAGACATAAGATTTTCATTAAGTTTATAATAACTATTATTATTAGGCAAATCTTGAAGTCTCTTAATACCACGAAGAACAGGAGTATTATTTGTTAAGAATACTTCTAATTTGGTTCTATGAGCATAACGACCAGTCTTATATTGCTCAAGAAGTTCACCATCACCAATAGCTTGTATAGCAACAGATAATGCTTTAAGAGTATCTTGAATACCTGTACTTGCAGCAACAGGACTACTCCAAAGTTTATCAGCTTCGCCAACAAAACCCCACGGCGTATAAGCTTGTGATTCAGAAGCAAGACGGTCGGCATGATACATAAGAAGATTATACCAAATAGCTTCTTCATTATCATCATCTTCACCAGCAAGAGCAGTTAAAGCAATTGCTCCAACAATAGCAGCACCGGTATAAATAAAATCAGAAGTAACTCTTCTCATATTAGCTCGTTCGCTTTCAGCAGCAAGCATATAATTAAGATTAATATGTATTCCAAAATCTATAAGATTTTTGCAATAAGTTTGAATAGCATGAAGAACAGTAGTTTTATTTCCTTGTTCTTTAAGTCTTGCTATTTCAGCACTTGTATTAGCAAACGGAATACTAATAAAATCTATAAGAGATTTATAAGCACCTTTCTGAACAGTACCTAAACTTTCATCATAATAAGCATTCCAACGATAACGTTTCTTAAAACCAGGATAAAGATGTTTATGAAATTGCATTACCATACCACCAAACCATTTAGTTTCAAGAAGAGCAGCACCGTTCTTATCATAAACACCATGAATAGTTTTGTTTACATTAATAACTTTATTAACAAACTTAGCATATTCTTTATAACTAAGTGGACTATCTGATTTTATTTCAGCATAACCATCTTTAGTAATTTCAAATTGACTATAAATATCTTTATGATTTTCTTTGAAATCTTTATCAGCTTCTTTAATTAAACGTTCTCTTTCTTCAATATACTTTCTTTTTTGTTCGTTAGTAAGAGCAGAAGCAAAACTATTAACAATAGTCTTTTTAAAAGTATTATATTCAAAACGTTCTTGTTCGTTATTACGAATACGTTCTTTGAGTTTATTATATTCAGCAACTTGTTCTTCATTAAGAACATTAAGCAAGGCTTTCTCATCCATTTCTCTATGATATTGTTCTTTAGACATAATAGTCCAATTACCATCATTATCTTGAACAAGTCTATGACTAACCATCATAGCAAGAAGAACTGTATTCTGCATCTTATGTTCACCAATAGTTTGAGGAGTAAACATAAGACCTTTAACTTTCTTAATATAACCTCTTAAATCTTCTTCGCTAACTTCAGATTTTCTATCATAATCAACAACATTAGCCATTTTAATAATAGCATCTTGAAGAGAAGAACTTCTATCGCTATACATTCCGGACATATAACTAACAATACCGCCAAAATATAGTGATTGAGCTTTAAGATAATCAGATTCATTAAAATATTCACGAGCAAGACGTTCCATACCAATATTAACGTTACCAGTAAGAACGTTAGCAATACCACCAGTAATATTCATGGTCATATATTTAGTACCAGAAATATTCTGCATCAAACCAGCAAACTTCAATAGTTTAGGAGCATTAGTTTCTTTATATTGTTTAAATATAACACGACGAATATAATTTTTGACTTGTTCAACAGCTTTGTTATTATTAGTCATTTTATATTCAATTTCATTCTCATTACTAAGAGCCTCATCTTTAACAAGATTACCTTTAATCTTAGTTAATTGATAAGATTTATGTTGAGTAAGAGCATCAGTAGCACTATACAAAAGATGTTTGATAGTTTGAGTAGCAGCAGTATTAGCACTATTCTTTATGAATATATCAAAGACTTCATCCCAATCAGTATTAAGAAGTTCTTCATGAATCTTTTTATTTTCTTCTTCTATCTTAGCATTTTCAGCACGAACTTTTTCTCTACGAATAATAAATTCGGCTTGAGTTTCATCAGCATTTCTAAATGCAGGAACAGGAGATTTCTTTTTGCTATTATTAGCAAATATAGTTTTAAGCATAATATTAGGCATGATATAATCATTATCATAACTAATTTCATCATTATTGTGCCAACGTAAATCATTAGGAACGTTAGAACTAAAACCAATAAATCCTAAAGCTTGATTAGCAATTTCAGCAGCATTAAACGGAGTAGCTTTCTTTAAAGATGGAAGATAGCCCTCATTAACAAAATATTTATTATTGTTAGTAAAAGCATAACGAAGCATTGTTTGCTGCATATATTCGATAGCTTCTTTTTCATATTCATTAAGATTATCATAATCTATATTATTATAACCACTGCCTTGCTTATAATTACGAGAATTTTCTTTCCATTCAGGATTAGTAGTTTCCTTACGGGGTTCAATATTAGTTTGATTAATTTTAGGCGTCCATTTAGTTTTAACTTTAACGCCATTGTCGTTAACATATTCAGTAGTAGTCCAAATACGAAGAGGTTCATATTCTTTAGTATAAGGGTTAAGAACATGGTTCTTTTTGAACCAATCTTCATATTCAGCGGGAGATTTCTTCATCATTTCTCCACGAACCTCATAATAATATTCAGTATTAACTATATTAGTATGTTGATTAATAAACTTAACAGCATCAGTTTTAGCTCTATTAATATATTTATTTTCATCTTTAGGTTTAATAGTTCCATAAAAAGTAGTATTAGGAACTAATTCGCCATTAGCATTACGTTGACTAAACACTTCGTCCCATGCGGCAAGAAAATCACTGCCACGATTAATAGCATCTTTACGTTGTCTTGACCATAAAGTATTATCAGTAGCAACTTCACATTCAGCTTCAATAAATTCAGCGACTTCTTTACTACCTTTAGTTCTTGCAAGACCGGCAGCTTCGAGATATTGAGCAATTAATTTTAAATCATCGGCAGTAAGATTTTTATTACCAAAATCAAATATCTTTTTATCAACACTCCATGCTTTATAAAGAAGTCTATTAGCAGCTTCTGTTAATTGCATTTCCTCAGTAGGAATAAGACGATTTGATTTCAGTTTACTATAAAAAGTATCATTATAAATAACATCTCCGTTTTCTTTTTGACGAAGAATGCCAGCATAAGGTAGACCTGTACGTTGATTAATATTATAACCTTTAAGCGATTCATCTTTTAGTTTAGCAACTTCTTCATCAGTAAATAATCTACCGTCAACAATACCATAAGCATCACGTGCTTTTTTAGCTTTTACTAAAGTTCCAAATATACTACCGCCACGACGAGTATCAGCTATATCCGAATAAGCATTGTTAAGAGCTTTAGCAAATTCTTCGTCAATAGTATAATTAGCGTTATTGATTAACCATTGTTTAGCATGAGCATATTCAGGAATACTCATAAGTCTATCACGAGGAACAATTAATCTTCCTTCAATATCACGCTTTTCATATTTAGCAATAGTATCAAGAGCATTATCGAGTTGTTCTTGCCAACCAGTTTTAGCTTTTCTATCAAGATAATATTCTTTTAATTTAGCAGTATTAGCAATATAATTTCTAAGAGCAATAGAAGCTTCTTTATCTTCTTCGTTCTTTTCAGTCATATCATCGTAATAAGTAGAAGTAAGATAAGCAATCTTGCTATATATTTCATGAAGTTGTTTATCTTGCTCTTCATTAAGAATACCGTTTTGAGCAACGCTAATAACATCTTGTTGTTCTTGAAGAAGTTTCTTATATTCAGAGAAAATAGCAGGATAATATTTAAGCATATTAGCATCTTGATTTACCATAGCAGTAACATAATCCATTCTATCTGAATTAGCAAGAGCTTCTTTATAAGCAAGTTTTTCTTGAGGAGTTAATTTATCAGCGTCAATAATAACATCAATACGACCTTTATCGTCATATAAGAAATTAGCAGGTTTATAACGAGAAATAGTATAATTAGCAAGGAAAGCATCTTTCTTCCATTTAGCACGTAAAGCTTCAATAGAAGTTGTACTATTAGTATCTTGAACAGATTTTACATAATCAGCATGAAGTTTATTATAATCTTCATCAAATTTATCAGCATAAGGACGAATAAATCTACCGTCTTTAATCATTCGATTATAATTAACAGACTTACCAGCTTTAGCAGCACGAGATTTAATATCTTTCATGTGTTCAGCAAAAGCACGGGCTTCGTTCTTACCGTTAATATCAGCTTTTTTAAGTTCAGCATCAACTTCTTTAATAACAGTCTGAATAATCGGATTACGGTTAAAATGAATATCTTGAATCCACATGTCTAAGAAAGACGTATCTCCATAACTTGTAAAGATGTCCATCATTTGTTCCTTTACCATTGGATTGCTACTTGTGGCTTCATAGAACTTAATAAACCAATTATCACGAGCATTATTAACAGCAAGATTATTTTCAAGTTTAGTAATAATTTCTTTTATCTTATTGATAGCGCGTTTACTATCTTCATCAAGACCATCGACAGCTAAATCTTTGAATATCTTAAATCTATTACGAATAGCATTTACAGTATTAATAATATTAAAGAAATCAGTTTTAATATTATCGTTTTCAACATCAGCAAGAACTCGTTGAACACTACCCATAATGCTGTTGCCTAAATTAGTAAAATTATTAGGACTCATATTTAAGAATTTAGCAAACGCTTTACGGAAGTTATCAACAGTAAGTTTCTTATTGTTATAAAGAGCGACAACTTCGTTATAAGCGGTAATCAGTTCTGCATCATATCCTCTACGGGGGGTCTCATCAGCAGCAATAGCAGCTCCGACTTCATTTACAAAATCGGCTTTAGCGACTGCACTATTAATATTACCAACTTTTTTAATTATATATTCAATAACATGAGGGTCGTCAATACTCATAACATTACCGTTATTATCAACTATAAAATTATTAGTACGACCGATTATATCAGCATAAACAGTTTCAAAATAATCAGCAATAGAAGTAGCAGCAAGTGGCATATTTTTAACAATAGCTTTCGTATCAAGATAATCAAGATTAGCATGATAGAAATTCTTTATAACATTTTTAGCAAATTCATCACCAACATTACTTTTAGAACGAATAAAACTTGTAGCTTGTTTAAATACTTTAGCAACACTATCTTCTTCGGAAATAGCAGAATACATAATATTACTATTATGAATTACAACTCTATGAAGTTGATAATCTTCTGCAACATTACGATTAGGATATTTATTAAGAATATCAATATAGTTTTGACTATTCGCATCTTTACGATTATTATCGCGAATACTATCAGCTATTTCTCTTGTCATACGAGTAGCGACATATTCGTAACCATCTTGTGCAACAAAACTAACAGTACCAGTAAATCCAGGATTTACAACAATAGGAGAAACATTTTCTAAGAAATTATTATTGGCGATAACATCTTCAACATAAGGATTGGTTTCAACTTTAACAATATCGTTTTCGTCAACGACATTCATAAATAACCAATCAGTATGTTTAGCAAGTTTATTATCAGTAATTCTATTTACAACACTGTCAATTTCTTCGTAAATATTATTTTGTTTAACAACACTATTTTCAGTTGTTTTATTAATATCAATAGAAGAGAGTTTATTAATAGGAATATAAGTTATAATACCATCTTCATAAACTCCAGTATAAATACGAGTTTCGCCAGCATATTTAATCTTAATAGCGAGTTGAGGACTACCATCAGTATTAATCAAACCATAATATTTAAGAAGATTTTCTCTATCTTCAATACTTAATTCGTTAGCAGCAAGATTGGTATCAACAATAAGATTTCTTTTAGTATCATATTTAATAATGCTTCTGATAATATCAGCTTTTTCAGGATGTACTTTATTAATTCTGTCAATACTACGATAAGGCAGATTAAAAGTATCAAGATTTTGACGAATATAACCTAAAGCTAATCTACGAGTTAGACCCCCCGTAGAGGAAGTAACACGCCAGTTTTCCATACCAGCTTTTGCATCTTCTGCAATATTAAAACCGCCATTACCAAAGCCTTTAAGAACTTCGATAGTTACTGCTCTTGTAACATTATTCTGTTTAAAAGCATTATTTTCAAGAACATAAGCATATTTAACTATATCAGCAAGAGCAAGTTTAATAATAGGATTAGTACAATTCCATGCAACATTAAATTCGTTATGAATAGCATCAATAGAAGCATTACCTTGACGAAGTTTAATTTGTTGTCCAGTATATCCTTGACTACGATAATTGGCATCATTAAAACTATTAACATCAAAGTATTTAAATATGCCTATATCTTCGCCAAAATTCTGCTGTATATAAAGAATCTTTTGAGCAGGAGTAAGTTTATTAAACTTATCTATTTCTTCGTTAGTAATATTATTTATATCAGTAATATAAAATTCATTTAATATATCATTGTTTGCACCAATACCGGCAATACGCATAAGTTCAGCTTCACGAAGAACATAAGCTTCTTTATCATCATTAGTTTTAATAACTCCAAAACTATTATCTTTATTATCATAAGTAATAGGCATCATCAATACTGTATAACCAGCATTAGCGAGATAGCTACGACCTACAAGATATTCTTTATAATCTTTATATTGTTTCTCTGTAAGACGACCATTAGAGGTATAATCTCTAAGACTATAAACTAAATTAGTAAAATGTTCAGAAGCAGTTTCATCAAATGCTTGAGCAATCTTAACAGATAAAACAGTAGAACGTTGAAGATAAGTAGCAAGAATAGGATGAACGCTTTGATTCATATCAGAATGAGCAAAAGCATCAATTCCTTTATCTATATTCGGGAATATAGCTTCTATCAAAGGAACATCTTCTCCAGTTTCTTCGTTATGAGAATAAAGTTTATTTTTACTTTCAACAAGTCCAGCAATATCAGTAAATACTTTATTGTTCATATAGAACGTTTGTTTAGCACCGTATTTGTCGGCAGTCAAAACATTCAAATGATTATTAAGAATATTACCAATTTCACGAAGTTGATAAAATTGTTTAAGAGCGACATAATCATGAATAAGAGCTTCTCTTTCATTCATTTCGTTTTTCAAACGACGAGCATTTTCAGTCTTGTTGATAATAGGATGAGCAGTATTACCATAACGTGCAGCAATATCATCACGATAAAGTTCTTCAAATCTTGAAATAACAGTATTAATATTATTAGCATTTTTAATACCAGCACGTTCAGCAATAGAAACAAAAGTTTCAACAAGAGGATTAGAACCACTCTTAACCCCAAAGCCTTGACTTTCATTTACATTACGAACAAGAGTATCTATAATAGGTTGATATAAAATACTAAGAGCAGTATCATAATCAATACCAGCCATAGACATTGTTTTAAATGGAACGAAAGTATATTCATTAAGATTATGAATAGCAAGCGTTTTCATAACATCAAGAATATAAGCGGTAGTTTGAGAACTATAAGGAGTGATAAGCATATCCTCAACGTTCTTATTATCATTGCTCCAACCAATACGATTATGTTTGATTACTACTTTACGACCATCAACAATAACATTGTCTTTACCAAAACGTTCAACAAAAGTTTTAACTTTAGTATTAAATTCTTTTTCTTCAATATTACTAAAATCATACATTACAGGAATATATTTATCTGTAACAATTTTAGTAATATTACCGATGCTTGAAAGAGTATCAAGATTAACAGACACACCTTTAAGAGTACGACCAGCAGACGCCGTTTCGTCCCAGTCAAGCTGAGTATTAAAATCATGAGAGCCAATACGATTAGTTGTAACTGCATTAACATTAACGTTTCCAAGTAGTTTATTCCACTCTTCGTTAAGCTCTGATAATCTATCGAAGTTAGAAGTACCAACATTTTCTTCAATAGCAAAAGGACTACTAAGTATTTTAATAAAAGTATCAAGAATATCATTATTACGAACACCAGCATCTACTCTATCCTCTACGGGGAGTGTTAACCACTGTTCGTATGACGCAATTCCAGCCTCTCTCGCGAATGTTTCTGCCGAGTTGAACTGTTCTTCATAAATCATATTTAAACGTTCTGAACGGGCTGCATTTCGCTCCTGTGCGGCTTCTTCGAGTTCGTCTCGTTGTTGGTCGATAGCTTGCTGTGCTTCCTCGAATACCGCAAGTATATTATCAATAACATTATGAAGAGGATGATTGCCGTTATCGTAAAGTTTAACAAGACGTTCAATAACATTATTAATGTATATAGAAGCAGGAACTTCTTTAGGTTTATTGCCGATAGTTGTAGCTATTTCATAAGTAAGTTTTTTAGCTTCACCTTTAAGTTCTTTTGCAGCAGCCCAAACACCATTAGTTGTATCACGAGTTGCATTAATTTTATTAATAATATTATCAATAAGACGACTATTAATTTCTTCTACTTTAGTTTTATAAGCATTTTTAATTTCGTCTTTAGTAACATTAGCTTTATCCACATAAGAAGAAATTGATTTACGAGCAGCAAGTTCAATATTAGCTTTAACATAATTCAAATATCCACGTTTGCTTTCGGCGCTATTTGGTTCAGCATCAAGATAGAATTTCTTATTATCGTAACGAGTAACAACGCCATCTTTGTTTTTAGTTAAACCAAAAGTCATAGCATAAACACTATCAACGTCAAAGTCAGAACCAGATTGAGCGACCCATTCATCAGGAAGAACAACTGTACTATCATAAGTATCGGGAAGAAATTCTACAACACGCATGATGACAACAGATTGTTTTCCCTCAGTAGGTATGCGATAGCCAATCATAGTACGAGCATCTTCATCAATATATTTATCTATATTGTTATTAAGTTCTTCAAGAGGAACATCTTTAAGAATCTTATTCCAACGTGGTAAACGAATTTCAGCATAATAAATATCTTGATTATCAAATTTACCAACTTTACGATAAGCAAGACGACTATCTTTTTTGGTATGTTTATCAACTTGAAAACCAAAATCAGAAACTTGAGCAGCATGCCAACCAGGTATTTTCTGTCTTGTAATACTACGATTAAGAACACCGTTAACAAGATTCTCAATTTTACTACTAATGCTATTCATGTACATTGGAAATCTTGGTTGACCATTTTCATCAGTAGTAAGGAAATCAAGAGTATTCTTATCAGCACCATTACGAGCAGCATTCTCACGAGCAAGTTTAATTAAACGTTCATAGTTCAAACCTTTAATATTACCATTCTCGTCAAACATAATATTACCTTTACTATCGAGAGGAATATTTAATATAGCACAAACATCTTTAAAACTTGCATTAATATTAGCAGCCATATTTCTAAAGATAGTTTGTTTATATTTTCTTCCTAATTCAGTATTAGGAATATTATCAAGAAGTTTTTTATAAACTTGAATACCAATTTTATTTTCAGCATCTTTAAGATGAGAAGGAACTTCTTGTTGACGATATAAATAAGTATAGCTATATACTTCCGTATTAGTCGCAGCATTAGCAATAAAATTATTGACGTTCTCTTCGGTGAGTTCCCCCGTAGAGGAATCCCATAGTTCCATTAATTTATTCTTAGCAGCTTTAGAAGTTTCAACAGTATTAAGCTGGTCAATACCAGCAGTTTTCATAGCATTATAAACAGTTTCAAGTTCAGTTCCTTTGATTAATTTAGGAATAAGAACAAATTCTGCATTCTTAATTTGACGAGGAACTTCGATATTTCTATCAGCATCATAGTGCAAATCAAAATAGAAGTTTTTCTGTACTTGAATCTTATTAAGAGTATCAAAATCTATTTGGTCTAATGGAGTATTATCAAGAAGTTTTTCAATAATATTGCGATATTTTTCTAATTCACCAGCAGCATAAATTCTACGAATAAACTCGTCAAGAGTAATATAAGATTGAGCATCATTAGTCTTACTTTTACCGGCATAAGGACGAATTAATTTCTTAACAGTTTCTTCATTAGTACCAGCAATTTTTAATTGTTCTTTAATTCTATTTATTACATCTTCTTCACTACCTTTATTAGTATTAAGAATAGTAACAGCTTTAAAAGTCTGTCCTAATTCAAATTCACGACCGCCAATAGAAAACTTTTCTTTAGTTTCAGGCTTATTAGATAATTCGTTATAACGAATATCACTATTGCCAAATGGACTACCAGAAGCTTGAACTTCTTTAAGACGTTTCAGAATATCTTGAGCATTTTTATAGAATTTGGATTTACCATTAAATAAATCATCAAAACTTTTTTGAGCAATAAATTCATTAAGAACAAATTCTTCAAGACGTGCAAGAGTAAGAGCATCTTTACTAAATCTATTAGATTTAATATCTTGTTGAACTTGACGGTTATTTTCATTTATAGCATGAAGATAAGTATCAAATTGCTCACGAAGATTAGCTACTCCACGTTCAAGATAACTTGAAATAAATTGCTCAACAGCGTCATTAATAGCTTGATTTTGTTTAGCATTAAGAATTAATTGACCGTTAGAAACTCTAACACCTGTACCGTCGGCAGTATCAGAACGACCATAAAGAATATCTATAACTTTATCGTTTCCAAGCAGATTATCATACAAATCGAGGGTAGCAAACTTAGTATCCAATTCAGAAAGACGAACAACATTCCCGTGAAGAATATATTTACCAGTTCTTTTATCTTTATGAAATACACCTTTGTATTCTGTTCCATCTTCGTCTTTATAAGCTTTCTTTTCATAATTTTCGTACATTTTATTTTCGTCATAATCGCTACGAATTACAACATCACCATCAGCGTTACGTCTAAACGCAAATCCTATTTCAACGCTTTCTTCAAATATAGACTTATAAGTATTATAAGCATCAAGAATTTCTTGATATATTATATTTCTAAAAGCAGTAAATAAAGGATGATTAGGATTATAAGTACGAGTTTTATCTTCATTAACGGTATATAATCCTTTTAAATTAATAAGAGGATATTTAAAACTAAATTGATTAGAAGCATCAGATGGAATACTAAGAAACATATTAGTAAAACGAATATTTTGTTCTTTACCACCAATATTATATTTATGATTTTCAGAAGCAAGATATTCAATAAGATTAGTCATAAAGTAATCGCCTTTAGACATCTTCTTATATAAATAAGGACTATAATCTCTACGGTCATTACTGCCAATAAAATAATTAACTCTCATTAATTCTTTACCATATTCAGTAAGAGTATAATTATTACCATTCTTTTTAAATAATCCAGGAATTATATCTCCGTTAGAAGCAGTTCTTTCGATAAGAATATTACTATAATTATATCCAGTTCCGGCAAATTTCTTTTTAGCATAAGCGGCACAAGCTTCTTCGCTATTAAGTATTTCATTAAATGTAAGAATATAATTACGGTTAAGAACATCTGATTGAAGATTACCTTCCGAATTACGACTATTAAGATTTACCGGAATATAAAGATATTTATTAATCTTTTCGGCAAATAATTTCATACCTTGAATATCAACAGCTCTAAAGAAAGACGGATTAAGAGTATCATAAACATTACGTTGTTCTTGAGTCATTCTTTCATAATTACTTCTTTCAGTATTATAAACTTTAGAAGCATCAAGAAGATTTACCAAACCGCTAATAAAACCTAAATAGATTTGGTTGCTATTATTATAAACGGCATTTGATTTACTGTTTTCTTTAACAGCATATTTTTTGATAGCATCAGGAGCAATATCTGGAATAAGAACTTTAGCTATTTTATATACTTCGTTAACAAAATTATCTTTTTCAATAGAAGTAGGAAATTGATTATCTTTAGCGATTTTAGAAAGTTTATTTAATTGAGTAATAAATTTATCAGCTTTATTAATACTAATATTACGAGTACTAAGACTAATCTTGTTAAATAAAACGTTAGCAGGATTAGCACTTTCGTTACTAACTTCTGTTCTCGGAGCACCTTTTTCTGTAATAACAGTTTCTTGCTTATTAGGAATAGGACGATTAAAAATCATTCTAAACTTATAAGCAAATTGTTTATTATTAGTAAGATAATCTTTGATATAAATAAGACTTTCAGCGCCAGATATATTATTAGCTACTTCTTCAAGACTATTCATAAAAGAATCAAAGTTATCATTATTAACTTTAGTAAATAATAGATTACTAATTACAGAATAATCTTCAAATTCAACAGTAGTAAGATTATCATTAAAACTATAATCATAAACAGTAATATCTTTACCTGTTCTTGAATCTTTAGTTATAGTTCGTTTTGTAGTTTTAAGTTTAGGAATAGCGTTAAGAAATACACGAACTATTTCTTCAATATGTCCCTCGTAATTAGGAATAACTCCAAGAGTATTAGTTAATTGATTTAAAGATGGGTCTATTTCATCAACAGCATCAGCAATAAGTTCACCAGTTTCTTCAAAATCTAAACTTTCTTGATTAACAGTATCTTCGGGAGTTTCATTAAATCTGCTATTAATTTGAGCTACATTTTTATTATTAGCAATTTCATTAAAGAAATCTTTATTCAAAATATAACTAACTCCGGTATAAAGATTTTGTAAAGCAACATTATCTTTATTATATTGTTGAAGATAATTAAGAAGTTCATTATATTTTCTATTTTTACTATATTGAGAAATAACAGATGCTAATTCTGTATTACCAGGATTACTTCTCTTAACAGCATTAGCGTAAGTTTGAAGCATACGAACAAACGTAGAAACTTGAAGTTGACGAACAGTTTTAATATTTCGTTTATTACTAAATAAATCATTGAAATAAACAAGATTTGCTGTTGAAGCAATATAATTAATAGCATCTATACGAGCAGTATAAGAACTAAAACCATCAGCAGATTTAGTTTGTTCTCTATTAATAATATTACGAATACTCATTGTTGTATTATTTCTCATATTAACAAGAGCATCATAAATAGTATTAACATCGTTAGCATCAACATTGTTATTAGCAATATAATTTTTGAAATTCTTACTGTTATAAACAGAAGCAAGTTCAATATATTCTTTAGAACCTCGACCAACTCTTTCGGCTAACAAATTGTCGAGATTATCATTGTTTGTAATCTTAACAGTACAACTCATACTATTATTATGTTTATTGTTATTAATAGCAATGCCGAGCATGAAGTAAAATATACTTACACACTCGACAAGGCTGTTTTTCTTCGTTCTAAACGACTTTCGTTTTATACTGAACAATCCTATTCGCAATACATTGTAAGGCTGCCATCGTCAAGCATTTTACGTGTATCGGCTTGTAATGATACCGGCAAACCGTTTATAAAGTTGTTTATATTGTCTGCCATATAATCTTCGCTAACAGCACTAAATGGAGCATCAGTAAATTCAAAGTCAGTATCACTAAAATCAGTATTATCAATATCGGTAAAATCATCATTAGCAAGAGGCTCTGGAGAAGCAACACGACCAATCTCATCCTCTACGGGGGGTCTCATTGTTGCTGTGTCAGAATCGTCTTTAGCAGCTATATCATTAAGAATATCAAGTTCTTGTTCAAGAAGACTTCCTTTATTAACATTAATACCAATAATATCCATTATAACTTCAAGTAATTTACGAAGTAAAGACTTATCAGTTTTATTTTTAAGAATAGCACCATCAGCATTTATTTCATTAAGCTGTCTAATTAATAAAGGATTTGTTAAACTTTCAACAACAAATTCTTCAAGAGCAAGAACTTTATCAGCACGAATATTTAAGAATCTTGTATAAGCATCTTCATTAGGATGATTTTCACGAACATATTTTTCATAAGCATTATATATTACTTCTAATTTATCAAGAGCATCTTTACGAGAATAAACATTATTAAGTTGTTGGTGAAGATTTTCATGAATTATTCTACGTAAAGCCCAACTATAACTTTGTTTATTAAATTGATTAGCATTAATATCTATTTCATTCGTAGCAGGATTATATTGAGCATAAACTTCATTACCAGCTTCATCAGTCAATTTTGATTGAACATTGATAAATTTAGGTATAATGCCAATATTATCAAGAGCATTGAGTTTATTTAACGCAACTTCATTTCCTGCAAATATGGCTCTAAAACTATCAGCAACAGTAGTGTTTTGATTAAGACGACTAACCAATTCATCAGAATCAAATTTACTATTTAAATCAACAGATTGTTCTTGAGTTGTAACAGGAGTAGCTACATCAAAACGAATATTAACACCAACATATTTATTCTTAGTATAATTAGCACCATTTTTATCTTTATCGAGTTTAGTTTTAATCAAACCATTCTCGACAAGAAATTGTTGATAACTATCATATTCTTTTTTATATCCGCCAACTTCAATAATAGTTTTATTATTTTCTCGTCTAATATATTTTCCATCAATCGTATTAAATGTTTTGTCTTTAGCAAAAGCAAATGGAATATTAATATTTGCGTTATCACAAAGACTATCAATACAATTAATAAATTCTCTATTAGTACGAATAAAATCTATTCTTGACGAATACTTATAAGACGGAGCAGTAGCGCCAGCTTGACTACTTCGATTTCTAATTAGATTTATATCAGTATTATAACTAACATTACGACCACGAGTTCCGTTAGCTTCATTCAAGATTATTAGCCCATGAAATATATTATTATTTTTAATAGAAGTATTACCATCATTACGAGTAGTAAAACCAATCATAATATTTCCATTATTTGTCTTATTGGCTTTAATTCCTTCAAACATTCCAGACTTACCCATAAGTTGATTAAGACGTTCCATAACATCATCAACTTTAGGATTATTTTCAATCCAATCTTGAACTATATCAAATACTTCTTTTTGAAGAGCAGCACGAATTTCTTTAGCTTCTTTATTTTGAAGTTGTTCAAAACGAGGCTTAGCTATTTGAGCAATATCATAACCGCCATGTCCATCCATTATAGCAAAGAAAGAAGTACCAACAAGATTACTCTTAACAAATTCTCTATTTATTCGTAAATCATTTTCATCATTAATTTGAATACCGGCAGCACTTGTTACAGTAGCAAGTTTAACTTTATCTTCGTTATAATCATCAAATACTTCACGAATATCATTATCGGCAATATCTTTCAAAACTATATTTCCTTTACTAACATCAGCAACTCTGAAAGTTCCTTTTGTTTTATTACGAGCAAATTCGTAAGTTTGAACAAAACTGCCAGCGATTTTATCAAACCAATTATTTACATTTCCTGTAATATCATCAGGGTGCATAATAGCAACACCAACAATATCAGTAAAATGTTTCACTAAATCAAATACAGCATCATCGTCTTTTTCATTATAAACAGCAAGTTCTTTGTTATCAATAAGTGGAAGTATTTCTTTTACAAGACGTTTAACTTCTTCGTTATTTCTAACATCTTCGCCTCTACTATTAAGCTGATATATAAGTTGATTAAGTTTTACGGATTTAGCAACAACATCTTTCTTATTATTAATAACATCTAAAACATAATCTTTAAACTTACATTGAACACCAGCATTACTATCAACAATAATATCGTATTTCCAACCACGATTTACATGACTAAGCATTCCTGTATTTTCGTCATAACGAGGAATACCCATATAACCAATAGTTGCTCCGTTCTTGCGACCGATATAAATACGACCATTACTTGCTTTACCAATAAGTTCTTCACCAGGTTGTAGTTGAGTAATATTTACATATTGTTCTTCATTAGTATCAATACCGTCAACATTAATATTATTAAATGGATTAGTTATTAACCAATTAGCTCGAATTTCAGCATGACGTTTAATACGATTGACTTTAGCTTCACGATTAAGCATTGTCATTGATTCATCATCAGTAGCAACATATTTAGTATTATCATCACTAAGAATATATTTACTTATTTCGTCAAATAAATATTGAGCAATAACATCTACATTAGACATATCATAAATATAAGAAACTAAATCTTCTATATTAAAATAAGTCTTGCCATCAATATCAACTCCATAAGTAATACCATTTTCGTTAGCGGTTTCTACAAATCGTTTAATAACATTTTCTATATTACCACGATTACCAATTCTACGATTCATTATCGCAAGCATCGCTGCACGCAACATAGTTTTATCGTTATCATCAATAGCACTATTTCGAGTTCCTTGATTATCATAAGAAAGTTCATCTCCATAAAGACCATTCATAATACTGTACCAAACTACATCAGCAGTTTCTTTATCAATACTATTTGCAATAGCATCATGAATATATTTATCATAATATGCCATTATAGTTTCAGCATTTTCGGTAAGAATATCTGGAATATTAACTCCAATCCATTCAAGAGCAAAATCATTAACAGCAAAATCATCCCAAACTTTTTGAGCAGTAGCAGGCTCATCAGTTTTATCCTCTACGGGGGGTGTTCCTTGTCCATTTTCATTATCGACAGGAACTTCTGTTTCGGCAGATTCAGCAGTAGTTTGACCAGCAGGCGGTTGTTCAGTAGCAGCAGTAGTTTCAGTAGATTCAGTAGTTCCAGCCGCTTCATTAATCGCTTCTTTCAGACCCCCCGTAGAGGATTGGTTTGGTTCAGTCTTACCCTTTTCTTCTTCTTTAGAGGTGTTATCAACAGCAGCATCAGCATCAGTTTCTTCTCCAATATTTTCTTCTACTACATCATCAGCAGTTTCTCTATATTCGTCAGCAGCTTCTTTCTTTTTCTTTTTATTATTAATAAAATTATTAATTCTCGAATCACTAATATCAGAAGCAACAAATACTTTTTTCAAAGTATCAAGTTTCTTTTTATCTGCATCTTCAATAGCGTTTTCGTCATTAATATTATCACCATATTTATCATAAAGTTGACCATATTCTTCAAGAGCGTTGTTGATAATCTTTCTACGAGATTCATCAAAAACATTCATATAATGATTAACTTGCTTTTTAAAATCAGCATCGGTATCACGAGCATTTGCTCTATCTAACTTAGTATTAAGATTAGTTCTATATTTATTATAAGCAATATTATATTCTTCTGAATATTTTTCTCTAAATTCTTTAACTTTAGCTTCATTTTCTTTATCATTAAAATCATATCCAGCAGGAGCGTTATTTTCAAGATAAGCAATTTCATTATCTATTTGCTCAATCATATTTCGAGTATCATCATTCTGTTCAGAAGCTTGAAGCAAAGATTTATGATTACGAAGAGTAGTAAGTTTATTAACATAAGCTAAATTTTCAACAGCAGCGAAATATTCAGGATTAATATTTTGATTAGAAGCAACTTTTTCATTGAAAAGATTTTCAGCATATTGATTAATTTGCTTATTGTATTCATTTGTATTATTGGCATCAATATTTTGTTTAGCAATTATTTGTGCAACATTCATAGAAGCACCAAACTTAAGAGCTTTATTAACAGAATTAAGATATAAATCTTTAGTTTGTTTTATATCATTCTTAACTTGTTGTTGAAATTTAGTAGCTTCTTCATTACTAAGACCAAACTTTTTGGCATAACCAGTACGAAGTTCGTCACTATCAATATAGGTTTCAAGAAAATCCATATTACCTGTATTAATAGCATTAATAGCTAAAGCAGAAGTATAATTCTTACGAGCAATATCTTTAAGAAGTTCTTTTTCAGATTCACTTTGAATTTCAGTAGCTTCTCCTTTTTTGTCTACATTAAACGGGTTTTTATTGTTATTAATTGCAGACATTTGTTCTTGATATTGTTGAGCAAGAAGAGCACGATTAGTTATTTCTTGTTCACGTTGTTTTTCACCGGCAACAAATTCTTTATTAAATTTACGGTTATAAATTTCTCCTGCTTTACCAGCAATACCAGTAAAAGCAACACCGCCTAAAACACCCCAAAAAGCACTTTCCCACATGTGAGCATCAGAAAGATAATCTCCTAAAGTTTTAGTATCAGTATTCTTATCAAATGCAAGTTTAGCAAGTTCCATACCTTTATTTTGAGCTATATAGTTTATAGCTTCTTCAACTCCCTCAGTCCATTCATTACGAGCACCGTGAACAATATCATAGCCAAGATTGTTTACTAAAGTACGAGCTTTTTCAAGTTTAGTTAAACTTGCGGCATTAGAAGCTGCAATTTCATCGGCAGTCATACCAAATTGTTTTGCAGCTTTATTATTAAGATTACGAAGTTTACTACTTTTGTTAAGAACAAGAGAAGATTTAACAAGATTTCTTAGTCCATATAATTGTGCAATATCAAAACCTAAATTAAGCCAATCAGTAGCAAATGTTTCTCCAGCGGCATTAGTTGCAATATCTTCTGCAATTTCTTCATCAGACTTATCAGTATATTGAGGATTATTTTTTATAAAAGTAGCACGTTGCTCATCATTCATTGAAGCCAATTGTTGATTAGCAAATTGTTTAGCATCATCTTTGGTTTGAACAGCTTCTTGATAATTTTCAAGTAATCTCATTATAGCACCTTTAGTAATCATACTTGCTCCGGTACTAATAATATCACGAGTTTTTTGAGTAAGTTTGAGAATATTAGCGGCTTTGGTTGTCATTCTATTAAGAGAAGGAATTTTTCCTAACATAGAAGCTGCTTTAGAAACTCCATAACCAGGAACAGCTAAACTAACACTTGTAACAATAGATGGAATCATTTCTCCCCACCAAGCAACATCAGTAACATCAAAAGCAGAATTAGGATTTTCTCTATAAATAGGCATTCTTTTATCAATAGCATCTTTAAAATCAGATATAGCTTGAACAACTTTCGGTCTTTCATAATTAAAACCGTCTTTGTCCATAGCGTCAACAATTACAGATGCTAAATCAGCTGCTCCTAAAATAGTACCAACAGTTAATTGATTAAGAGTACGACCACCACTATTTATCGCTTGCATAAATTCGCTTTGATTAGTAGCACGTTCTTTATCAAGTTCTTCTTGAGTGTCAATGTTATTTACAAAGACATTATACGGAGCATACTCATCTGGATTAAGATTAATAGGAGCATTACGATAACTACGACCCTCTGCAATAACACTAAGAAGTCTATTTTTTGCATCAGCATCAGGGTCTGTATTAACAAAGAATGGGGGCTGTGTAGCCCCCTTTTTAGTTTTAGGATTATATTCAGGATTAGGAACTTTATTTCCCTCTCTCAAAAATTTTAGTACATCCATATTATCTATATTCAGTTAAATTATTACCAATAGCGTTAGCAATATTTTGTTTATAATCAGTAGTATTATATAAATATTTAGAATAAGATTCAGCAACACTATTAATAATAGCAGCTAAATAATTAATATCAGTAACTTGACCTGTTACATAAGCATTAGCTGCTTCATCAAGACGAATATCCTTTTCTATTAAATCTTGAGCTTCAATAGGAGTAAGTTGACGAATAATTTTATTATTATTTTTATTAATAAGATTTAAATCGCTATCAATTTGATATTTACCTATATTGGAAGTATAAGGACTATTTCCTATATTATAATCGTATTTATAACTACGAAGTTTAGATAAACGAATACCAGCTTTAGTGTTAGTATCATTTAACCAATCTTTAGACATAACAGGATTAAGACCAAATTGAATACGCTTAGGAGCTTTTTCGGGGTTTTTCGGGTCTTTGATAGTAACAGCAGAACGAATACTTCCATCAGTATAATACGTAATACCATTAACAGTAAGGTTTTCTTTAGCGTTAGCAATGATATTAGTATATTTCATTTCTTCTTCTGTATCCATTTCTCGATAAGTAGAAGTATCTTCATCATAGATATAAGTATTAGGAGTTTGAGTAAAATCTATATTACCAAGAGCTTGTTTAAATCTCTCTTCTTCAATATCCATAATACGTTTATTATCTTCCGGTTTGCCAATACCATGTTTAAGATTATATTCAGCTTGTGCATGAGTAGGACTAACATTAGCAATAATTTCTGTTGGCATTGTTACATCTTGTTGAATAATAGCTTCAGCATTACGATTTAAATCATCACCAAAATTAGCAAAATTATTCATAATACCACCTAAACTTGTATTGCTACCGTAATCGGTTCCTTCAGCAGATAATTCAGTAGGAGTAACATCAAGAATCTTTTCTCCATTCTTACCAATCTTAACAGCATTAGGAACTGTTTTAGTTTTATCGTAATCAATAAAACCAAGACCACGAAGAGCACGTCCTGGCATTTGTATCATTTCTTTAAACAAATTTGTATTTTGATTACGAGCATCTCTTACAGCTTTAGAGAAATTAAATGTATTGTTTTTAGCTTGACGAGGAAGCTCAACGTATTGCATTCCATTCTCTCTACCAATTCTAATACCTAAAGATTTAAGAGCATTGTCACCACCTAAATTTTTAACAAGAGTAGTATATTCGTCATCGTTAAGATATTGTCTAACAGCATAAGTATTTTCATCAAATATAGCATCCATATATTGATTTACACCATTTCGGAATTGATTGTCCGGAATATCAGTACCTGAACTAAGAGCGGTGTAAGTTTCAAAAGCATTACCAGCTTCTGTACCAGCATTAACTCCAAGAATTTTATTCATAAATTCTGTGTTATCTTCAATAGATTTGATAGCATTAAGAGCTTCAAGTTTTTCAGGACTATTTGGCAATGAGTTAGCATGTTGGCGAAGAGCGGCAGTATCCATAGAATTAATATCTCCTTGAATACCATTACGAGAAAATATATCTGCAACAATAGATTTACCATTCTGAATATTAGCACGAGCTTCTATCGCACTTTCATTTTTGGCAACAAGAGGTGCTCCGTCTACTATAACATTAGCAAAATTATTATCATTGGCTACACCACCACTTGTAGCTGCAATTTTCTTAGCAGAAGCTAAAGCAGTACCAAATTCAGAAGTATTATAACTTCTATTATAAGCAGCAGCTTTTTTAAAGTTATTAAAACGACGATTAATAAATTCATCATAATTCATAAGATTGCCATTATTATCGCGAACATCAGCATTTTTAGATTGAGTTTTATCTTTCCAAAGAGCAATCTCATAATCTTGTTGAAGACTTGCTTTTGCACCAGGAGTTCCCTCAATAGCAGCATCAATAGCGTGTTGAAGTTTATCCTCACTAAGTCTTTCCCATTTATTACCACTTTTCATAAACATTTCTCCAGTAGCAGATTTAGTATAATCACTTGTAGGATTACCATTAACATCAAGAAAGCTATAACTTTCTCCACCGCCAGCATCAGCTTGAGCAATTTTCAAGGCTTCATTATAAATAACAGAAGCAGGCACTTCACTAACTTCTTGTTTTTCCGGTTTCCATTCAGTACCACCAATTATATTTCCAGCAGCATCTAACTTATCTTCATAATGATAAGTATTAACTTGGCGATAATAATTTTTATAATCTTCTGATAAATCAGTACGAGCATTAAGATTATCATGATAAGTTTTATATTGTTGTTGAGCACGAAGACGTCCAATAACACGTGGGTCAGAAGCAACATTACCAGCTTCGGCAATTATTTCGTCAAGAGCATAACCTTTAAAATCTCCTACAACAGCATCTTGAATTTTATTTTCAATACTATTAATAAGTGTTTGTTTAAATTCATCTTCTTGAGCATTAAGTTCAAGTTCGCCAATTTGCTTTTTTAAAGCACTTTCTTGAGCAACAGCAGCATCATGTCTTTGTTGAAGATAGTCATAAGTTTGACCTATAACTTCCAAATTATGTTTAGGAACATAATTATAATCTATTGATTTAAAACTACCAAAAGGCATATCTATATTGTTTTAAAATTAATAACCAAGAACACTAAGAACAAGTTTATTTGCATTAGGAGCACGCAAACCAAGAACTCTAAGAGTTTCTTCATCAAGTTTAGCTTGACGTTTATTTCTGTTCCAAGTATTAAGAGCACTACCAATATTACCTAACATACCGCTAAATATGCTTGAACGTGCTTCAGCTTTAGCAGCATCAATACCAGCTTGATGTATAAGTTGATTAATTCTATTAGTAGCATTAAATCTATCAGCTTGAGATTTAAGATTTGCATTAGCAGTATTAACAGCAAGTTTGTTTTGTATATTTGCAGTATCAGCAGCAAGTTTAAGTCTTGCACGATTAGCTCGTTGAGCGGCAAGAGCTTGATTATATTGGTCGTAACGAGAAAGATTACGAGCAGTAACTTCTTGTTGATTAAGTTTATCTTTATTAATCAATTCAGTTTCAATATTTTCTTTACGTCCATAAACTTCATTCTTAGCTTGTTGACCTTGTAAAGCAGCACGTTGTTTACGCGCAAGAGCAACACGACTATTAGAAGTATTACGGTCTATTTCTCCCATTATACGACGTGTTTCATCTTCTATTTTACTAAGTTGAGGATTGGCATTATAACGAGTTTTTAATTTAGCAGCCGCCATTAAAATAGGAGCAGGAATGTCTTTTAAATCTTCTTCATTAATTTTAATTTCTCCAGGATTACTAATAGTAGGAGCAGTTATTTCAGGAGCATTATACCCGTGCATTTGATTAGCATAAATATTTCCCATTACAGCATCCAAAACAGAACTACCAAGATTAATGCCTAAAAGAATATTATCAGTATTACGAGTTTTAGCTGCATCATCTTGTAATGGCATAACATTATAATCGTCAACATCATGCTTAGTAAGTCTATCAGCAAAATTATTTTTTAGCATAGCAGTTAGACCTCTTTCTAATCCAGCCATTTCAGCATTAGTAGCAGGAGCTAATTTATTAATTCTTTGAACAGTAGATTTAGTCGGTTTAGCAGTTCTATTATTAATACCCCCCGTAGAGGATGAGCTTGATTGATTAGTTCCCTTACGGGGTATCAGATTAAGAAGATTTTGTAAATCAGCAAGATTACTTCCACTATCATAATCTACTTTTGGAGCTTCAACAAAATAATGAGTTTCTCCGTTTTTCTTATACGTAGGAGCATTATTTACTAAACCGTTAGTTATATTACGAGTTAATTGAGGAGAAGTAGGAACTCTACGAGCAGCACCTGTAATTCCATCTACATAACTATTTACATTTTTATCAATAGGTTTTGCTTCATTTCTATCAGTAACAATATATTGTTTATCTTTATAAGTTATTGTATCACCAATATTATATTTATCATTATTAATTCTAAATCCTTTACCAACTTTAGCTTTAGAACGTCCACCATAAGCATATTTACGAGTACGTCTTTCTCTTTCAGAAGTAACATGAGCAACAGTAGTATTATCATTTTTCTCATATAAAGGTTTTTGAGAAGTATCAGCAGTAACTAATCTATTATGAGCTTCAAGTTTACTATATCGAACAGGTTTATCTTCTTCAATATTAACAGTACCTTTAGGAAGTATTAAAGCAGAAGCAAACAAACTAAGATTATGCAATCCAGGTTTAGAATAACGACCATTAAAACGTGGTTTTCTTTTTCCACCATATTGAAAAGTATTAGCAGATGGGGTATGAAGTAAACCATTTTTTACATTACCGTTTATAGAAATAATTTTTCCCATATTACATTTTTGTTTTGTTCCGTATTTTGCCATATATACAGGAACATTATTTAAATTATAATTATTAGAATTAATTTTATTAGGATCATTGTTCATAGCAACATTATTGAGCAAATCAATAACTTCTTCGTCTTTAAAAGTATTTATTAAATTATAATCAGTGGCATTCTTTTTTAATTCTTTAAAACTATTTTTGTCATAAACAGTATTTGGATTAATATTATTAGCTTGGCGAAATTGCATTAAACGAGAATAAATTTCAGTAGGACGACGAAGATAATCAGATTTATCATTACTACCAATAATATTACTTATTATTTGTTCTTGTTCAACAGCTTTAGAAGCATGAGCATTTTCATGAGTGCGTACAGTATTATCTTTATTAAATTCTTCTTGATTAACATAACTGCTATGAGTAGGAGCATGATAAGCTCCGCCAATAATTCCTTGTCCTGTTTCAGTTTTATTAAGACGAAGCTTCATATTTTGAGCATTACGAGCAACTTCTTTGCGATAATCAATATCACTCATAGAAGGAGTTCTAACAGTAGCACGTTTGCCATAATTCATAGAAAATGCTATTGGAGAATGAAATTCACGAGCAGAATTTCGACTTTCAGCTTGACGTTCAAGTTTTCCATTTCCTAATTGATTATTATAACGACCAGTAGCTAATCGAGCAGTATTCCAAGTATCAAGAAAATCATTTTTATTGGTAGCAATTTGTTTAGTTACATCGCCACCAATAAATTTACGTTTTCTTCCACCACATTTATATCGAGTACCATCATCATTAATTCTGTTACGATCTTTATAATTTTCTTGTGCAGCAAAAACTTTATCGGCATCAGCTCCATTTAATACTAAATCAGCAGGTGAGACCCCCCGTAGGAAAGGAACAGAAGAATAAACTCTAACTTCTTTAGGAGTAACTTGCATAACTTCTTCTCCCTCAACTTCAAGACCAGTTTTAGCATTTTTACCAATATCTATACCACCTTGTTCATGCTTTTTACCTTGCATATAATAGAAATTTTTCTTACCAATTGGAATAGCAGTTCCACCACGAACAATATTAGGTATATAATTTCCATTACCAGCATTAATTATAATACCATTTTTAGCTTTATTTTTCTTCATGTCAATAATTTTTATTTAGCTATTTTAAGGCTCGTCACAGCACGCAATCTAAATCGTGATAGATTAATCGTTTCGTATATGAAAATGCCATGACGAGCAAACAAACACTATCTACGTTTAAGTTTACGTACTTTTTTACCACCGCCACAAACATATCTTGGAGACTGTAATTGTGTAGTAGCAGTAATAGCAGCAGTAGGATTTTGACCAAGAGTATTCATAGCAGTTATATTATTAACATTACTTTGAGCATTAACATAAGTTCCAGTATTTTCTCCAACTTTACGAGCATTAAATTTATCAGTAATACCATCATAAACTTCTAACTCAGCAGGTTTATATGTTCTATAAGTATTAGTACGATATTTAAGAACTTTAGAAGTAGGGGTATAAGTTGGACCTGTATTAGCAAATATACTTCCTATACCAGAACTAACACCACCAATAGCATTGTCAAGTATTTGTCCAGTAGATGAATTTATAAAAGTTCCAAGACCAGCTTTAGTTCTGCCTTTACTTGAAACTTTAGTACCGCAAGCTGCTTTAGTTCTTCCACCACATTTGCGAACTTTACGTTTACCACCACATTTCATAAAACGATTACGAAATTCTTTATTGAGTTCTGATTGATTAGCATATAAAGCAGTAAGACCGGCAGCGTTTTCGATACCAGTCTTCTTAGCAGCAAGTTCATTTTGCTGACGATTAAGTTCTTCTTGTGCTCTAACATTTAAAACATTTTGTTCATACTGAGCATCAATAGCAGCTTGTTGATTTCGATATTGAGTATCAATAGCATTTTGTTGATTAAGAGCATTTATTCTTTCCGCTTCAGCTTGAGCAGCAGCTTGTTTCTTTTTCTTTTTATTGCCAAATATGCCACCAATAATTCCACCAACAGCACCAATAGCTGCACCTATAAAAGCCTTATCTCTATTATAATATTCTCTTTTCATATCTATTTATTAAAGTATGCTTGTATATCTTTAATTAAAACTTTCTTATTAGTATTTCTAAAAACGAAACGAACAATAGCATATTTACCTATCATAAGTTTGGCATCAACAGCAGTTTTATTAAATTCAAGTTCAGTATTATATTTGCCAGTAATACGTCCAAATATTTCTTGTTCTTTATAACTTTTAAGTTTATTATAAAACCAATTATAGTTCCAACGACCAAATTCATAAACTGGTTTTTTATATTCAGCAACATTATTACGCTCTTCTATAAGATTACAATAATCTGAATAACAACAATTGGTATAAATATAACAACCAAGAACATCAAAGTAATCATCTTTTTCTTTATTTAGCACATAAGTTATAAAATTAAGTATTTTAATATTATTAATATTAGTAGGATTAAAATAAACATCTATATAAGAACATAACTTATCATTGATAATTTCATTATTAATAAATTCGTTCAACACATTTTCTTCATATTCATTATAAACAGTATTGCTAAATTGTTTAATACGATAATAATTATTATTATAATCTATAATATAAAAATTATCTTTAAGACTAACAAATTTATAATTAGATGTATAACTATGAGCGCTTAACCAATCGTTATTATAAAGACTATAACTTATAATACATGATTTCCAATCATCATTACTAATCTTCTTCATGAAATTAAATAAAAGTCGAGCATTAGCAGAATCATAACCAATATAAATTCTATCAGCATTATAACTTTCGATAAATTTAGTTATATTATTATTTATTTCATCAACACTACCTGCATCAAATTTATAAAATTTATGAGCATTACTATCGTAAAATATATATCCAAAATCTCCATTTATATAAGAAATAAAATCTTGAAAACCACAAATACCAAATTTAGTAGTAAAAACTTCTTTATAATCAACTTCAAATACATCAGGCATTAGCATTTGCACTGTTTGCTCATTTGTTTTAAGTTCATTATTAATATCAAAAGCAAACAAACTTTTTTCTGTATGAACAAGTAAATAAGTACCAGCAGCAACTATATTAGTAATATCGCCTTTATTTTCATTTATAATTTTATAACTTTCAGGAGAAATATGTTTCCAAGCATTAACTACACTTTCATCGCCAATAACATTAGTACGATAAACAGTTTTAGAATATTGTTCTCGTTTATAAAGTTCATTGGTTTTATTATAATTAACAATAACACGACGATAAAATGAATAATAATTAGATGTAAGGTTATACAAATCATTTACACGAGACGGGTCTATAATAAGATTAGAACCTTGTTTATTATTACCGTCATTAGTATAATTATAATAAACTGTTCGAGGAGATATATTTAACTTCTTACCCATAAGAAAATAATGACTTTCATGAACAAAAGTATAAGAATATATCAAAGGTTTATTACTAACAGTTTCTCCACTTCCATAAAATTTATCTCCTGTAGTAGCATCATAAGGATTCCAATCAACATCGCTAAAAATTATACCATTAGGATGAAAAGTAAATATTGTACTAACATTCCAATAATAATTCCACGCATAATTTACAGAAACTTCTGTTCCGTTAACAGTAACTCTTGATTTTCCATAAGTATAATTAGTATCAGGATTATATTCTTTTACATATTCTATATATCCAAGAGAAATAAGATTTTTATCAGCATCTAAATAAAGTTCAGAATAATTGTCATTATAAATATCACATAAAGTAGTTCCTTTATGAGCATTAAAACCACTATCCAATGTAATTTTAAGAGTACCTTCTCTGCCAATATTATCATAACTATTTGGTGGAACTATATTAGTAGAAATAATATTTTTACCTGCATCAGCAGGAGTAGGAGAATGCAAACGAGTATTAAGATTACCATCATCGGTATATTCAAAATAACAAACTTCGTTTATTTTTTTAGCATCAGTTTTACCACCTACAATACTAAATTCCGGATAATTAAATCTACAATCAGAATCTCCAACATCTTGACCTTTAACTTGATATAAATATCTATCACTACGTGTAATAAATCCACTACCTATTTCAACATATTCAGGTTCAGCATAACTAATAAAATAACCTACAAAACCCTCAATCATAGGGATATGCTCAAATACAATTCCACCAAGTGCAATTTTATCAGCAGGACAAACACAACGACAAAATCTATGTTTACTATCGCCAAAAATTGTACAAGTTAATTTAGTACCATCTACGGTAGGAGTTCCATTATTTGCAGTAAGAATAGGTACGCCATCTGTATAAGTTCCATTAGAATAAACATAATGAACAAAGAAACAATAAACTCCTCTACGACCAGGTTTAGGTTTGAAAAAATCAATAGCTTCTGTAACTTCGGGATAACTACCTTTTTCTCTATCAACGGCAGTTATAACCACATTATTCATTTTTGCTAATAATTGACCATAATCTGTTTCATTAAGAAAAGGTTTATTTTTATTATCAAGTTTATAATTAGCAAGATATACTCTATTTCTGTAATTATCAAGAGTTTTAACATTATAAAAATTAAAAGGTTCATTAGTCAATTCATCAATAGACATTGTTTCAAAATTATTATCTATTGTAAATTCAACGGCAGTACCAATAGTTTTTTTATTCCAAACAACAGCTTCTGTAGAAGCATTACCATTAACTATTGCAGCAAGTTGATATTTAGTATAATTTTGTTTAGTATCAGCAAACATACGAACTGTAATAAGCATATTCGTATTTGTATAATCATCATCTTCCGAATAATAATCTTGAATTTTACCGCTACCTTTATCTTCACCAGCATTATAATTAAATACAGTTTTAGGAGTAGTAAGAGCTTCTAAATCAGTTAATTGAATAGGATAACCAATAGGAAACCAAATTGTATTATAATAATCATCAATCCAATAACGTATAAAAAATACATAAGTACCTTTTTTAATACGATTGCCGTTAACAAGTCTAACATTACCAAAATTGCAAATAGGAGCTGTTGCTAATTCAGTATATAATTCATCATTATCGACAGTATAGTTTTTTAAGTCTACATCTTTATCAAGATTAATACTTTTAAGAGGACAATCGGTAGTAGGATTAAGTTCGCTAATACAAAGTATAAGTTCATTATTAACATTATATGTATAAGTACCAAAAACTTCTCCACCACACCAATGCCAATTAATATTAACTTTAACAGGATTGTTATTGCCTATTGCTTTTTTAACATTAATACGATAAATATCATTATTATCAAAGAAAACTATAAATTCTTCATTACATTCAATATGACCAACTATTTTAGCATTAACACCATGAAGATAATAATCTATAAGCCCTAACTCATTACAAATGGTTTCTGTATCTTTATCAATCATTATATTTCCAGCATGAACTAAATCTCCTTCATTAAGATTTTCATAAGGACTATCAAAATTAAGTTTTTGACTTATTTTCATAATAATAATTATTTAGGAAATGTATAATTATAAAAATATTTTCTCCAAGCATCTCCATCATAACCATTAATTCCTTGATTATCTGCAATAACAGAAGCCTTAGCTTTATCTTTTAATTGCATCCACATATAATAAGGATTAGTTCCGTATTGAGAAGCAGCAAGATTAAATACAGGATGTTTCATACCACGAGTTAACATCTTATACATACAATAATAAGCAAGAGCTTCAATAAGAAGTCCATTATTAGGAACTACCGGTATTTCTCCATTAAAATAATTACTATGTTCGGTAGCTATTTCGAGATTACGAATAGTAATAAACTCAGTATCAAAATTTAATTCAATAGTATTATTATCAATAATAACATAATTTCTTCTATCCTCTACGGGGGATATGAATTGGTCAGCAACAGTATGACGTTTATTAAAATCGTCTGTATTTACATGTTCAGCAACAGCTCGATAATGAGTTCTATCAACGCCTGTATCAGTAATATAAATAGTATCAGACGGACTTAACATTTCATTATCCATACCGTCCCGACCCCCCGTAGAGGAACTACAACATTGATTATATTTCTTATTATAATTAAGACTTTTAATTTCACAACCATTACGGTCATAAACAGCAAAACCCTTGCTATTAGTAATAGGACAAGGGCTGTGAGCTATACGATTTTCTACGTTTAGCTTTCGAGTTTTATATTCAGTTCTAAGAACTTTAAGTTGAGACATAGCATCAACACACCATGCAGGAACACGAGCAATCCAATCGCTATTATCAGGATTGAAATCGTTGTCGATTTTTGCTATTATGTGCTCCAACGTTATGTTCATTTTGTTCTGCATTTCTTACAAAATTAAGATAAGACATAGGTTCATAATGAAGAAGTATCATAAGTTTACATCTAATATCAGCTTTAAGTTTATAAATATCATCAACAGAATTACAAGCTTTAGCTATTTCTTCATGGCTTTTACCACTAAAATCTTTAGGAAATCTATCTTTACGAACAAATTTAACATTAACAGAATGATAACGATTATTATCTATAAGTTTAAATTCATAATAGTAATCATTACTTTTGAATACTTTATAATCAACTCCATCATATTTCATTCCACGAAGTTTATATATTTCAGCTTCTTCTTTATCATAAGGTTTTAAACCAGCAGCAATAATTTCTTTTTTCTTTTTGTTTGTAGCATGAAAATCAATAACTTTTTTATCGGAAAGAACTTTCCAACGATTACAAACAATAGTTCCTAAACCGCCAGCAAATTTATATCCATTTCCCTCAAGAATACATTTAGCAACACCGTAATTATAAAACTTATAAACAAGTTTTTTATAATCAGCAATATTAATAGTTTTACGAATCTTAGCAATTTCAAGTTGCTTTTGTTTACCGTATATTAATTTAATAGTCTGAACATAACGAATAAAATTAAGAATAGTAACTTTATGGGAAGAATCAGATTGAATAAAACCAGAAGTTTTAACTTTATTGCGAATAGCATCATAATCTACCACTAATATTTCTTTATCATTATCAAGAGAAGATAATTCTAATTCAAAGAAATTATTAATAATATCAATTTTATCATTAAGACTTCTATAAAGTTTTCCTTTAATACTAACTAAATCATCATATTCTTTTTTATTATCTTCATATTCAGATTTAGATTGTTCTATAAATTTAGCATAATAATGTTTAATATCAATATCCGCAATCATAACTTATCTAACAATATTTTCAACAGGAGTTTCATTTGTTTCACGAGCAACATTAAGCAAATTACGTTTAAAAATAATATCCTTAATATTACCAATCATATCTTCCGGAAGAAGAAATTCATTATCATCTAATTCTTCGCTATCATCATAATCTGTATCAGAAAAACTTCCGGCAGATTCAACAGTTTCAGTTTTAATTAAATGAGGATATTCAAAAGGAGATTTGACAACAATAAAATTAATATTAGCTTGTATTGTATCAGAATTAGTAAATATATAAATATAATCATTTATATAATCATAACGAAGAACACGACAAAGACCGATCAAATGATTATAAAATTGAGCAGCATATTCACGGACAAAAGGAACTGGAAGATTATAAACTCCAACGGTAGAAACAGATTGAAAAGGAGTATTATTAATAAGACGAATAGGACGAGGAACTTTATGTTTAGTTCTCTTAATAAAAGGAAGATTTAATCCCTCTGATTTGTACAAATCACCATCAGGAACATCAACAAGTTCAAGTCTAAAACGTTGTTCAAGACCTTTATCAACATAGCCATGAGCTTCATAACTTCTACGAATTAATTCATTACGTGTATGAATAATTGCTTGACGAATGTTTCTGCGAACAGCTAACGTATTCGGAGAACCAGCAGCATGAGCAATTTCACTAATTAATTGATTAAGTGTAGCCATAAGAATAATAGTATTAATATTAGTAATAAGACAAATATATTATATTATCAATACGACCATTATAAAAAGAATGGCGATAACCTATTTTCACAAACAGATTATCGCCATTTATATTAAGAACTAAATCAAAAAAATGTACTATTTAACGAGACTTTGTTTAAACGTTTCAATATCATTAGCTTCTAAAACTATACTTTTGTCCGTTCCAGGAATACCTATTGCTATTTTACCATTACCAATACTCATACCGCTATATTCTTTAACACCGGAAACGATAAGATTATCGGTAACTTTACCAAGAAGATTTTCTATATCGACATTGCCATCTTCTTCTTCAATCATTTTAAGAAATTTATCCGCTTTGCAAATATATTTGTTAGCAGCTTTATCTATAAAAGGACGAAATATAAACATAAGAGGATTGCTATCTGCAATAATAGTAATTTTATTATCAACAATCTCTTTAAGTTTTTCGATTATTACTTTTCTTTGTACCATATTTTATTCGTTATTAATTGTTTTACAAAATTCAACATAAGTAAGTTTAGGATTAGCTTGAGCAGCTATTTGAAACTTTTTAAATAATTCTAATTCTTTATTAGTCTTTTCAACAATAATATCTTTCTTAGCACGAATGTTATTAAGTTGCTTTTCAAGCAATTCTTTACCACGAGGAGAATTAGCTATTTTATCTCTTACAGAATTAACAAGTTCTTCTTGAACCATAAATTGAAGTTCAGCAGAAAGACTGTTATAAACATCATCTTCTGCAAGCATAGCTTTTTGGTCAGCATTAAGAGAATTAACTTCTTTATCTATCTCGTCCCAAAGATTATGTTCTTGTATATGTGTTTGATTATTAGTATTATAATTAGGATTATTTATTTGATTTTGAAGTTTGGCTTTGTAATCATTAAGCTGTTGTATTTGACTATCTATTTGAGACATGTAATCATTTGGAAGAGTATCTTTAGCAAGAAGTGGGTCATAACCAAGATTAAAATTATATTGAGGAACGTACATAATATAAAGAATTAAAAATTAAATGGCGAAGAGTATTTCATCTCCGCCATTATGAATAAGATTATTTATGCAGCAGGAGTTTCTGTTACAGGTCTGTTACAACCACAAGGATTATAACTTGCATAACCTGTAACAGTAGGAGTATTAGGAAGAACAACTTCTCCACTAATCATACGACAAGTTCTACGCCATAAATTAAAATCAGCATTCTCTGCAACACGACGAATATCGCATTGAATCAAAGCATCTTGATAAGGACGAGTAGCTTTAAGAACAGCAACTTCTGTTTTAAGTTCACCTATCTGACCAGCAAGTTCGTCTTTATTATCGCGAGAATACTTATACAAATCAAAAGCATTCTTATTAGCAGTAGCATTAATAATATCAAAACCATTTCTCATGGCTGAATAAATTCCAAACATTTCTTGATTGATAGTTTGTCTATCTTCAAAACGTTGATTTTGCTGATTATAGCTTGTACGTCACATATCATTAACAAATTGTACATGGTCGGCGCGTTGTTTACGTTCAAGATAACGTTCATTAGCAATACTTGCAGCAGCTACTGCACCATCAGCAGCAGCTCCGCGACAGCCAAACAAATTGCCACCAAAACCGTTGTTAAACAATGCCAAAGCAGTACCGGCAATACCAAGTCCAAGAGCAGTACCTGCAACACCTTTAGAAGCATATTCCTTTTTGTCATGATGAACTTTTTCCATTTCAACATAACCTTTTCCAGTTTCTTTATCAACTAACATCATAATAGTTAAGTTTAATAAGATTAATAATAAAATTTATATCTCTGTAATTGCAATTACAACTATATAAACAAAGACTATGAGAATAAAGTTTTTGGATATTTCAAACAAGACAAAAAGAAACCGCTTATTTCTACTACCGAATTAACGATAGAGAAATAAGCGGCAAGTCTAACTAAGATAATGAACAAGAAGTGCTCCAATTATAATACAAACAGAATAAAGAATCAAATCTTTAATATTCCATTTACCATTATAATAACAACATCTATCACTATTTTCTTTTATGAACAATATCAAGAATGCGAACTTGTATCCGAGAAATACAGTTGCAAAAGCATATATAAATATGCCTATAAAATCATTTTTGTTTATCATAATTATTGTCTTTTTATATTATTAAATTGTATAACATTAGCATTAGCAAATACGTTATCATTTTTATAACTATTATTTATGAATAATATTTCTCCAAAAGTAATATTAGAATCTAAAGAAAAGTGATGGCTAAAATAATTATTTATAATAGTAAATTTATAATCGGCATTACCATTAAAATGCCAACTAACGTCAGCTACTTCTTGATTATCTGTTTTAAAAATACAATTCTGAATAATTATATCAGCATTAAAATTACTACCGCAACCTAAAGGTTTGGACAAATATTGAACATGTTTTCCTTTTTTATATTCTACAATAAGATTATCATATACATGTTTATAATAACAATTTGCACTTGAACCTTCATCGTGAATAGCATAAATATTATCATATTGAATAAGATGTCCATCATGTAACTCGTAGTTAGAATTAAAGCCAACTCTTTGAGTCCCGAATAAAGATTGGTTAGTATATACTATTTCAGAAGCACTATCACATTCAGAAATAAGAGTAGAATGATTAAAGAAATATCTACAATTACCACCAATAGGTAATTCGATAGCAGTTCTAAAATCATATTTAGTATTCATTAATTCAAATATTTTATTAAAACGATATTCTCCAGTTTCAAAATAAACATCACAATCCTGAGTAATATAAGCAGAAGCTAATTTAAGAAAAATCTCTTCCTCGCTATCATTAAGATTAATATTGACAACAGGTCGAGTTCCTTTCTTTTTAAGAATAGTAGACTGGCATAGTTTCAAATTATAATTATTCTTAGCAGAAGCAAAGAATTTATCAGTCATTACGCTATCTCTAAAATATGAAAATGCTACTAATTCGGCGTTTTCAGGAAAATTTTCTTTAAGAACCGGATTGGTATTATAAAAATTAAGGGTAGAAATGTATTTACCGTCTTTATCAAAGAAAATAACGTCAGCATTTCCACTTGTATTTGTATAAATATTATTATTTCTATCAAGAGGAACAATAGATGTACAATTTCTTTGTAGTAAACCATCATGTACAATTACACCATTTTGCCAAACTTTATTTTCGTAAGTGTCAAACAATAAATTGTAATCTGTGATTTCTATATCATTAATAAAATTCTTTAGATTATTAACATTAATATTATAATTTTGATTTTTGCTTTCAACAGGTATTATTTCACTTCCATCAATTATTTTTTTTCTTTTAATTCAGATATTAATATTCCTTCCATAACTTTATTTATTAAGTTTAATATAATTGTTATCATTAAGTTTAATATATTTCTTATCAACAGTCAAAAGTGCATCTTTAATATTACTAATACCAAAAACAACTTCTTTTATAACAGATAATTCATCGTCAGTAAGAGTACGATTAAATAACAAAATATCTCCATGACAACCAATAAAACTTCTTAAATTATCTTTCCTAATAGTTCCTATAAATAAAGTATCAGTATCTTGTTTATCACCAGGATATATAGTTTGTTCGTTATATTTATTTTTAGTTTGATAAACAATAGAATTATCTTTATCTATATTTATATTAGTTGCTGAATAATATGAATATGTATTCCATTTATCTCCTTGTTTATATTCTAAAATAAAAGCACCATTTTGCTCTAACGCTTTAGACATAAATACACCATTATCAACTTTTTCAGCAAACCAAATTCTATCAGCAATAATAGTATAATCAGTTAGAATAGGAAGCCCATAAGCAACTGCATAAGATTTACCATCATAACAAAGCTGATTAGGATAATCAGGAATTAATTCTACGTCAATTTCAATATCTTTATTAGTACCAAAATCATAATAAATATTTGGTTCTTTTTGATTGTTAAATATTTCTTCACTTATAATAGGAACATCTACAACAGAACCATTATTTATAATAGCCGAAAAACATTGAGTAGCAATTAAATTACCATCAGTAGAAACAACACTAAATTTAATATCATCTATTTTCTTATTAATACTAAATTTAAGTTTATAAGTTTGATTATAATAATTATTTTTTGGAACGCCAATAGTAAAACCAAACCAATTATCGGCTTTCTTTTTAACTATATGAAATTTGTTATAAGATTTTGTACTTATATCGTTATTAATAGTAGAACCAAAAATCCATTTTGTAAAGTCTTGAGCATAAATACCAACACCACTATTCAATTTACCTTTAAAACCATAAAGATAAGCATCATGTTTATTACCGCTAAAATCTTTTAGAATAGAAGTAGGAAGTTGAGTAACAGTACATTCAGTAGTAGAATTACACGTATAACCCATAATAATACCTTCAGTTCCTTGCTTATAAGAAACAGGTATATCATAAACACCATCTTTATTAAATATAATATAGTTTTCTACACCATCAGCATTACGATAATAATAACAAATACTACCTGTAAGTCCTTTAATAAGTATTTTATATGAATTATATTTTTCAACTTGAATACGTTCGTAATTAATGCCAACTACAACATTACCAGTAAAAACAAATTTATTGTTATTTATAATAGCATCATCTCTATTATTAAATGTAGTAAAATCAATAATATAACTTTCAATAACATCGTAATTACTCAACTTTTGTTTAACAGGACTATACCAAGCGACAAGAGCATCTTTAATTTCCGGAGGAATTTTATCAACAGCATTAGCTATATAATCGCGTCTAAGACGAAACCAATTAAGTATAGCTTTAAGAATCATAATAATAGGATTACCAACTATCATACATCTTCTTCTCCTCTTAATATTTTAGTTTGTAACTTTAATTCTTCGTATATAGCTTGCAGTATTTCAATTATCTTTTTCATAATCATTATTGATTTAAGCGATTATACCAGCGTTTTTAAGACTTGTCAAAAGTTCATTTATTTTAGTAACTAATGCAGCAGCATCAGCTCCAGTAGCAGCAGGAGCAACAGCAGCACCTTTCTTAACTAAACCTAAAACAGAAGTAGTTGCAGCAGCATAAGTAGTATTATTATCAGTCCAGGGAACAGAAACATAAGCTTGTTCTTGAGCATTAATTTGAACAGGATAATTTTTACCATTTTGTTGATAACCACTTTTAATACCACCACGAGTATTAGCAGAAGCTAAAGGAAGTTTATAATCAGATTCTGTACTTTCTTTAATTAGTTCTTCGATAAATGTTATCAGCAACTTCTTTCTATTTTTGTCAAGGTTAAGTCCATCAACGAATTTAGAAATTTTAATATTGTCCATAATATCATTAATTAGAGCGTTATTGATTGTGATTTACTGTGACGCATTTTAAGGCTCGTCAAGCCATTTTGTGTCTATCTCGATAGATTAATCATTTCGTATATCTAAATCGAATAGGCGCGAAGCAAACCGCATCTACGTGCGTGTAACAGTGTCGTTTTGCTATTCGGCAGACCGCAAACGAACATATTTCCACCATGCAAAATGCTTTCTATTATCAAGATAATGAAGATTATCATCATTATTATGAGCTTCTTCTTCAAAGCTTATATCATGATATGCAGCATTTTGTTTCTTATGACAAAAACGAACAATAACATATTCAATGCAATACCAAAGATAATAAAATACAATAAGCATTTCAAGCATCTGTTTTGTATGAATACGTTCATGATTAATAGTCGTAGGACTAAGATAATCAGATTTAGTAAATAGAACACCAAATAAGTTAATAGTAGTATAACTACCGAATGGAATTATTTTGTTTTTGACGATTATCATTGTTTCAGAAATTAAGACCCCCCGTAAAGGAATGAGAAAGATTCATATCATTGTCTCATCCTCTACGGGGGATGTTAAACAGTCTATTTTAAAGCATCATCTGCCTGTTTATATGTAATACCAAATTTATGCAATATCGGAGCAGCAATCCAACTCCAAAATACTGGAGCAAGAATAGCACTATTAACAAGAACAGTAGTTTTGATTTCACCTGCATCTTGATAAATAGCTCCAATAACAACAATGCTTATTACTAAGTATAATCTTTTATTCCATGTTGGAACTTTACAATCATCTCCATTAAGATAATCATGAATTTTAATAAGAATAAAACATAATACATTAACAATAAGCATATATGCAAAATCAAAATTACTAAGAATTTGATTAATAATAGTATCTAAATAATTCATATTAAGCAATAGATAAAGATATACAAACAGCAGTAATAATACCGGCAATTAACATTGGAATAGTATAATTAAGAAAAGCATATTTCATTTCATAATCTTTACGCATACCTTTACCAATAGCAGTACCGAAGCCTAAAACAAGATTAATAAAAACAGTTTCCCAACCAACATTAAGAGTAATACCAAATACCACGGCAATAACCATTCCTATTGCCAAATACTTCCAAAACTTTTTTAGTTCCATAATTGTTATAAATTTTAGTTAGACAATAAATAAATCAAACTATTGCTTTAGCTAATAAAACTTATGCTAAAACGAAAACGAATAAATAACCACTGTTAATAATTTAATTATTAAGTTTATCAGCATTAGCAATAGTTTGATTTTGTTTAGCAAATATATTTATTATTTTTAAACAGCAAAACTATTTTCAATGAAAATAATTTTTATTTATTAAGCATCAAATACTATTACAGTTCTTCCAAAAGGTGAAACGTTAACTTGACCGTAAGATGTTATGGTTTCACCAGCACTTATATTACGTTTTGTTATAATTTCGATTTTATCTCCTATTGTAACTGTAAATATAATTGCATTAACATTTCTATTACCATTTATAATAGACTGTCCGACTACATTTCCAGGTAGAACACCTGCTTCAAACCAATCTATACTTTTTGGGTCAACATAAGTTTTTTGTCCATTTCTACTAAACGTTATAGTATCTGTGCTTAGATTAACAATAAGAACAGCATTATAAGAATCTGTTTTATCGTCCGGAATATAAACAAGATTACTCCACAATTGACTAAAATCAAAGTAATTTCCAGCAACTAATTTATCTCCAACATAAACACCATTTGAATCAATGTTTCCTATTTTAAGCCCCCCCCCAACAGAGAAAGCGGCTATTTTATTTTCTTCTTTATTCATAATTTTAAGGTTTATCGTCAAACAATAAAACAACTACATTAAATCCTTTATAATCAGCTAAATCTGGACCATTAACAGTAACATCAATAATTTTAGCATCACTACCGGCAGCAAAATGTATTCCATTTTTAATAGAAAGTAAATTTAAAGATGTATCGGCATAAGAAGCAAATATAATTCGAATATATCTTAATCTTTTACCTCCATCTCTATGCAAACTAAAATTACTTTTTATTTTTGGAACAGTAAACCAATCAAGAGTATTAGGTTCAAAAAACAAATTACTAATTCCATTACGTCTCAAATTTATACGTAAAGAACTAAAATTGAGAATAGCACAACCATTAACATCACGTAAGCCTTTATCAACTAAATTATTAGTTAGAGATGGGAATAATTTCATCCAATCAAAATCGGTACTTGCAATAAGTTCGTCTTTAATATAAACACCTTTAGTTTTTATATCTTTAAGATAAAGTCCTTTATCGTTATTAGATAAAGCATTTATATCTAAATTATCTATTTTATCCATATTATATTTTAAACATTAATAAGTATATTAATTTCGATAATATTATTATCAAAATTAACGCAATTATTTTTTATTATCATAATTATTCAGTTACAGCATACATTGTATTATCGTTCTTAGGATTGATAGAGCCATATTCAGATTTAGTTTTCTTAGTAAGAGTATTAATATTATCAGACTGAACTAAATCTTGAACTATAAAAAAGTTTGATTTTGTTGAATTAATAGCAATAAAAATTCTTTTTGTAATTATAAAAACATTATCAGCATCAGCAATAGAAGTATAAATATAAATAAACGAAAGTTCATAAGAACCATTATCAGGATTGGAATAAACATGAGCTGTACTTGCTTTAATTATTTCTTTTTCTGTAATTTTAAAGAATAAAATATTATCTTTTAATAAATGCGTTACAATAGCTTTAAAAGCTTCAACGTTTTGGAAAATAAGATTTATTTTAGTTTCAGCTTCTTCACCTTTAATAAATTGATTTGAAATTAGTTGTCGATGAGCTTCTTCAGTAATAGTAAATATAGTATGTTTACCGTCAACATATTTTTTAGTAGCAGGATGATATTCTCCAACAGGATTATATTCAGTAGTATTAGTTTTAGTTAAAACATTATTAGTTGTAACATAATTGCTATCATTAGTAAGTTGAGAAGTCTTAGTAGGAATTTCTGCATATATGTCTTGAACGCTATCTTCTACATTAGTAATTTCATCGCTTAGAAATTTTCCTTGTCTTGCAGAAAGAGGTTTGGTAGCATCATCCGTGCTTGTATCATCCACTATTTCAGACTTAGCAATTTTATTATCATTAAGATACTTTCCCATTGCGGCAGAAAGAACCTTATTAATGTCTGTACTATTAACCGTATTTTCTATTGCAGACTTATCAATTTTCTTATTATCAAGAACTTTTCCTTGTAAAGCTGCTAATGGTTTAGTAGTATCATCATTAGTTAAATTGTTAATAACATCAGTTTTATTTAACTTGGTATCGTTAAGAAGCTTACCTTGTTTAGCTGATAAAACTTTTGTATTATCGTTAGTAGAAGTATTGTCTATAATATCAGTTTTCTTCAATACGAAACTTAAATCCGGAGTAGGATTAGTTCGCATAGTACCATTAAATATGATAGTATTAGTATCAGAAGAAAAATAAAGAACATTAGGATTAGTTTTAGTAGCTTCGAGTGCCTCAGCTTCTGTTTTAGATGCACAAACTCTAAACGGTTGTCCAACAGGAGAAGCAGCACGTTCATCAATTAGTTCGTCATTCATATTCATATAATTGATTGTAATTAGTAAAGCGATAATGATTTATTCAACTATTATCGCTTTTATTCATATTCTTATTATTCAATAGTAATACCGCCATCAGCAGTAGCTTGGTCAATAAGTTGTTTTAATATCTTACCTTGTTCGGCAGACAAAACATTAGTAGCACCACCAGTAGTTAAATCATTCTTGATTGCAGATGTATTAATCTTATCATTAAGACCATTATTCATTTCAGCCTTAGTAGCATAAGTAGATAAATCAACAGTGCCGCCAAGAGGGTCCCAGTTAGCTTCGGTATGTTCATCAACAGAAGTATTCTTAATACAAGCGACATTAGTACCAGCAGGATATTTTTTACCACCAACTGAAAATTCAGCTTCTACATTATAAACATCACCAACGAAAGCATTAGTAATAGCAATAACTTCGCTGATATTAGCTTTAGTTCCTTTATATTTATAAACATTTCCTACAGAAGCAATTCTATCGTTTAAAGCTTTACCTTGTGCGGCACTAAGAGCTTTAGTTGTATCAGTAGTAGTAAGATTATTAACAACATCGGACTTATTAAGTTTACCGTCGTTAAGAACTTTACCTTGTGCAGCAGATAGAGCATGAGTTGTACTCGTACTTGTCAAAACGTTTTCAACAACAGTTTGAGTAACACCACCGCCGTCAACACGTTTCCAACCGCTATAATCAGAAGAAGTAATTTTAGCTACATCTTTAAGAACATAAACTTCTTGAGTATCTTTTACAATAACAAGCATTCCTTGATAGTAGTTTTTAGCGGCATAAGTAGCAGCATTAATCAAGTCAGCTTTTGTTCCAACTACTGTACGAGCATCAAGAGGAGCTTGACCACCAGGTTCAAAGTTAACTGCGAATTGTGCAACACCGGCAGGACGACTTCTTTGTTCAGCAGCAGCAAGCATAGCAATAGATTCTTCAACAAAAGGAAGAGTAGTGCTATTAGCAGCTAACATTCTAAATACTTCATCAGTAATAGGTTCGCCATTGTAAGTATCAGGTTCATCATTTTCAGAACGACTAACATTAGCAACAGTAAATCTTAACTGTAAAGCACCCGATAAAGCTCCTTGAGTAGTAAGTTTCTTATAAGCAACATTAACACTTTGAACAGCAATATTTCCAGCATCAGAAATAACATAATTAGCAGAAGCAAATACTTCCCATTTACCGGAAACAGTATTATAAAATTCTACTTTAGTTACATTTTTAGTAGACGGGAACTTAAATTCAAGACGAGTACCACTTGATGCTTCAGAAGCAAACTTAGCACCAATTAGAGTATCAGTCCACTTATACAATTTAAGTTTATTATTAGGACTTGGAGCAGCCGGCATACTTCCTTCACCATTGCTTGTTGAAGCATCAGCACCATTAGCAAAATAAGGATAAGTACCATAAATATAAACAGCGCCAGAATTAACAGTACCCGCAGGCAATGGGTTAGGTTGAACAGAAGCTTTATTTCCCCATGAAGTTACAAGTTGTTCACCTTGAGCATACGCAGCATGATAATTATACTGCATAGTTCCTAAAACAACTTTAGTAGGTAAAGTCTTATTGCTTTCTTGTCCACCGTAATAAATAAAACTTGCTTCGCTATTTAAAGCACCAGCACGTTTTTTATCAGGTTGACCAGCAACACGTCCATAACCTTGATTGAACGCTGTTTTAATGTTAGTACCGGCAACAGGAGCAGCCATTCCTACTTCCATTATTTCATTATTGACAAAACCGCTACTAAGAAGAATAGTTGCAGATGGAGCAACAACTTGCGGTTGCTGTTCGGGAAACAAAAGCATATCAATAATTTCGTTTTGCTTCTTACCGTTTAGAGTTGCAACAGTAGTACCGGCAGCAATACCGCCAACAGTATTAGGCATCTGAATAGAAGTTCCAAGAGCAGACTTATATATATCAGCAGTTAAGCCATCAGTTAATTCTCTTTTAATAACATTACAACTCCAACTATTATTTTTTAATGTAAAAATAATACTTCTATATAATAAAGAAGTTTTATAAGATAACCATTTAATTCTAATATTTTTTGCGGTATTATCAGAATTAGCAATACAATAGCACATATCCCATTCATCATTTGCAATAATCAATCCACCATTTAGAATAAATGAATGAATGTGCTTAAAACGTTCTTCAGTAGCAGCACCTATAACTTTTATAATTTCTTCGTTTGTGCTTTCATTAGTTAAACCATCAACTTGATATAAAAATAAAGCACCATATAATTTACCATTAAACCAAATACTATTTTCATTATTACTAAAACTCATCATATTAGGAGTAGTTTTCTGAGCTTCTTCGCCTTGTGCACTTGTTTTAGTAACAGCTACTCTAAGTTTCTGATTATTAGCAGCCAAAGTCTCAACAATTTTAGATAAATCCTCCATAATGTTTTTAATTATTTAAACTATAAAAAAAAAACGATTTTTTATTCGATTATAACACCAATTCTATCTTCAAGTATTTCTACAAGAGAATCAATATCATAACTTCCTAATGTAGGTTCACTCCATTCTTTATCTTGAATATCTACATTTTCATTAAAACGACGAACTGAATACCAAAGATTATCATCGCCATTATAAGGAGCAGGTTTCCAATTACCCTCTATGGGGTGCGGATTTGAATAAGAACCACCTGTTGGAGCAGCAGGTTTATCTTTAGCACGAATAAAAGTAATACCAATAATAGAACTATAAGCTTTAACTTCATAGTCAAGCCAATATCCATCATCAAGTTCCCCCGTAGGGGGTGTATTAACAGGAACATCTTGCTTACTAAGATAAACATGTCCGTTATACTTAATAAGTGTAAGACGTTCATAAGTCTTTTTGCTATCATATACATTATTTTCAGCAACAGTAATGATAGCCTTTCCTAAATCTTTATTTTGTATATCCATATTTAGTTAGCATTAAATGAGAATCTTCGATTTCAAATTCAATATTTTCAATATTATCTGAATTATCAATCTCATGCAAATGACCAGTTATAGGATTAAGTTCTAACTTAACATCAGTTTTTCTTTGACAAGGAATAATATCAAGATATACATGACCATCTTTTTCTATACCATTTATACGATATTCATAATGTATATCATTATCTTTAAAATAACTATTTAAATAATTAATAATACAATCGAAAAACAATTTTATCTTTTTTATATCGTTGAAAAAATGAGCAGCGATAAGAGATTGAAATAAATTAATATGATAAATCGCTTTACGAAGTTTATAATTATCATCATGAGAATTAATAAATATTTTAATCAAATCGGCATAAATACATTTATATTCTTTAGGAAAAGCGTGATAAAAGAAATCATAAATAGCATTATCATTAATATCGTAACGGTCAATATTTAATGTTTTTACATTGTAGGTATTAAATATAGCGCTTACTGTTGTTGTATATAATCCATTTGTAGTTCTATATAAACCTTTAGCATATAATCTTTCTTCTGCTTCATAACTACCTAAATACGAAACACTAATAATTTTTTGAATACTGTTCTGCCCAAAATTCCATTCAGAACATTTTTTTCCACAACCGGTAGTAGAATAACAATACAGTCCGTTAGTTTTATAACTATCACTTTCATCAGTTTCTTCAACAACTCTATTATTACGAATTTCTTGATATAATAATTTATAGTTAGTTTCTGCGTAATAATTATTCGGACTTAGTTCAAAATAATCATTATCAAGATCAACAACACGTCTTTGACTAAAAGTAGCACGTTCTTGATTAACTGTAATGTCAACAGTGGTATTTGTATTAGCCACCAATCTAATTGTAATATGTCCAGTTCTTGTATGACCATCAACATTTTCGTCACAAAGAATATAATTTTCATTTTGAGAACCAACATGAATCCAAGAAGAATCAGAAGATGGTTCCCATGTTAAATTGCTTTCAACTTGATTAACTTGATCATTAATAATATGTCTTCGTTCAGCTCTTATTACTTCAAAATATTGTCTTTTATCAGCAGGATAAGCAATAACATCAAATTTATTTGTTCTTACTTCAAGCGAATATTCGTCTCTAACTTCTGATGCAGCTTTGTTTATAGTAAGAGTAACTTTGTTTGGATTACCAGAACTAACATTTTGTATAACTTCGTATTGAATAGAAGCTTGCTGATCGGTAAGATTTAAATTAGAAGTAACATAAATACTATTTCCTTGAGAAGAAGCATTAACGCCACCATATTGAGATTCATTAGCATTACCACTTATTTGTTGCAAATAATAAGTAACATCTTCAGGACTGCCATCAGGAGAGTCATTTGTATATTTTTGTCTATATGAGGAAACTGTTATAGTTTCATTATGAGCTTCTCTATTTAAATTGACTTCGTTTCTATTAAGACTTAAATGATATTCATATCTAACAGATGCTCCTGTTTGAGTAATTTTAACTTCAATATTTTTATTAGAATCGTCTTGTTGAGTATAAAGTATTTTAGCAGTTCTTTCAGATTCTCCATCATTAGGAGCTATCGTAATAGAATTAGGAAGACTATCTTGAATAGTTACAAAATCATTACCTGAAACAACTGAACCCGTATATTGAATAGGAGTTTTAGTTGTAGGTTTGTTATTTATATAATGTTGTTTATAAGATTGAACATTAAGAATAATATTTTGACCAGTAGATGGAGAAGTAATATTTTCTTGATCAACAATAAATATATAATCAAATTCTTCTCTGGCAGCGTCTTGTCTAATATTAATTATTTCAGTTTTATTGCTTTCTAACTGCTTTACAATAAGACTATCATTACGCATATTAGTATTATCGTTAGCAGGCATATACCACTTAGACTTATCAGAAGTATTATTTTTAAGAAGTCCTTTATCTGAAATAACTGTATATGAAACATCAGTTCTATCTCCTTTAGAAACCCCATTTATATAAGTTTCTTTATAAGATTCTACCGTTAAAGTAACAGGATTAGTTCCATCAGTGTCAATAGTATTAGTATCTATATTAGTTTTAAGAGTATATCTTATTTCCTTATTGAGACTATCTTGAAATAATTCTATTTTTTTATTTCCCGAAGTACCGACTTCTTCTCGTTTGATTATAATAGCAGCAGAACGAATTTCTTCGGTATTTGCATCAGCACTTACTTTATTCCTATCAACTTTAAAATATTTACTGGATGATTCTGCAATATAACTAACTGGTATTTTATCTCCAATAACTTCTCCTGTATTATTAATTAACTCTTTATATGAATCAACAGTAAAAAAAGCAGAACCACCCTCAGCAGGAAGTGTAATACTTTGAGGTTCGTAAGTAATAGTATAACGATAACCGTAACTATTAACTTCTTGAGTTATTTTACCAGTAAGTATATTTCCGCTTTCTACTTGAACTAATTTAAAAGTAGCAGTACGTATATTAGCTTTATTTTCTCGTATTAATAAAGCATTATTTATATCAGAATAACTAATCCAAGAATAATCTTCATCGTTGTCAAGAACAAAACTATATCCAATATCAAAAGTTTCTTTTTTACTGCCTATTGTAACAGTTTTTTGAGAATCAATATTTAAATAAATAGTTTGTCCGAGACCATTATCTTTAATATCTAATTGACTATCGTCATTAGCTTTAAAACTATAACTTGTTTCAGTATCAGCAAATTTATAACCGTCATCGGTGCAAATTATTTCAACTTCACTATCTTCAACAACAATTTTAGATGAACCGACATTTATATCTTTATAGCTTTTAAGACCATCAACTATAAAATTATATATACTATTTGCTTTTTCTATATCATTAGTATTATATACATAAACAGCATTTTTAAATAGATTCCATAGTTGAATAATATTTTTATTTTTATTATTACAAACATTATCGCAACCGGCAATAGCAGATATACCGTATTCCATAAGCAAAAATTGGATTTGTCTATAAGAACAAACCCAATCAATAGGAATTTTCATATTATGTAAAACAGTATCGTCCATATTCAGAAGTATTAAATATCGTATCTATTTTTTCTTTTTCTTTATCTGTAAGAAGAATATTATAATCAATACAACTTCGTATAATATCATAAAAATAAGAACTTCCAAAAAGATTTGTAGAAACAAATCCAAGATTTATTTTATCCAAATTTTTACAAATAACAGTATTTATGTTATTACGAAGTTTATCTTCAATACGTTTAAGTCGCTTATCTTCATTCATATTTACTGTATTTATTATTTATATAAACTATCCAATTATCAATTTTAATACCAAGATTGTTATTAATTTGCGAAATACGAAGTTTATCTTCTTGACCGTTATAAACAATAGCAAGTACATCTTTAATACAATCATCTTTCCAATTTTCTTTAAGAAAATTACTAAGAGGAATGTTTTTTATTTCATATAATGAAAGAATATGATATGCCCGATAAAATTCGGTATTAACGGTTTTGGTAATACTCGCTACAACATATTCTTTATTTATATCAATATTGTTATTGATAATAATATTACGACAAAGATTAACAATTTTATATTGAAAATTAAAAAATGCAAGTTCAATAATAATTTTACCTTTTTCTAAATTCTTTTTAGTAATATCTTGAAAAAGATTATCAAGAATAGCATTTAGTTTTGCAACATTATTGCTAACCTCTTTAACAGCAAGACCCATTTCGACAAGAGATTTTTTATCATCTTTATGTCTGAAATAGTCTATCAACTTTATAATAACAGTATAACTAATAAATACTACGCTCGAAATAATTACAGTAATATAAGAAGTATTACGAACAGTATTTTCAATTACACTATTAAAAACTTTAAATTCTTCCATTACAGCCAAAACGACGAAAGCCACTATCACCGTAATCTAATACAGTAATAGTGGCTCTCCATATTATACAGATATGTTTATTAACTCAATTAAGCTACACCGGCAACAGCTTTAAGTATAGTTTCACCTTTAGCAATAGCTTTAAGTATAGTTTCAACTTTAGCAATTGCGGCAGCACCCATAGGCAGAGCGATTTGAACAATCTGATTAATACTTTGGTCAACAGTTTTCATTTCCCGTGGCTCAGCAAATTTAAGCGTAAATACGGTATAACCTGCATCAACACTATCAGGCTGTGCAAGAGGATTAAGTGGATAACCAGGATAAATAAGATTCGCAGGGTCTTGATAAGTATATTCAATACCAGCATCGGCGGCAGCTTTCATAGCCAAATCTTTAATATAGTTGGCATCTGCAAGTGGAGTAACAGCAGGAGTTTCTGTAACTACTACACCAAACAAATCATCGCCAAGAGCAATCTTATAATCTTCTCCTTTATTTACAGCAGTAATAGTAATCTTAGCAGCTGCGGCAACAGCTTTAACACCGGAAGCAGGATTATTATTAAGTTGTTCAGTTAATTCTTTAGCACAAGCAGAAGCATCTTGACCATCTTTAACGCGCATAGTAGCAGTCCACTTATTACGTTCATTAAACTGAACACCTTTCTTAACTACTACAACAGTCAAGTCATCACCAACAGTAGGAGCAGGAATTGTAAAATCACCTGTATAAGCACTGGCAGGTTGATATATCATTTTGGTAAAACTAAAATTGTTCTTATAAATAGGAACAATTACATCGCCGCCTTTAGCATCTTCTTTTCCAAGAAAGATATAGCCTTTATCCTTAATTTTAGTACCATCAGAATCAACAGTATGTTGACCATTAACTAAAGCGGAAAAAGCTAATTGACCAACAGTAAGAGCTGTAAGGTCATTACCTAAATCTGACTTAGAACCTAAAAGAAAAGTTCTCATAGCTTTATAATTTTATTAATTTTGTTTTTGATCATTAGGAAGAGCAAACGTTTGTTTATAATATTGAACAGCAATCTCAATTATTTCTTGAATAAGATAATCAGGCATATCACAATCTATATTATTTTCGGGATGTTCTTCATCAAGTTTAACTTTATTCGGCATCTTAATATAATTATAAATAAGCCTATCAGGAGAAATTGAAGATTTACCATTATATATTTCAACTTTATTAGCTCCATCAATATTTACAGCAACACAAATAGGATGCTGTTTTGTAGGACGATTGCAATAATCTTGAAGTGTTCTATAAAGATATTCAGCTTCAATAATACGACAATCGTAAAGAACATTTTCGCCACTATAACCTATTGCAAATCGAGTATAAAACATAACATCATTATTGCTGATATTAGCAACAAAAGGAATATCGTTTATACGCCCTTTATGGGATACAACAACTTCTTTCTTTCGTGCTAAATTACGCAAAGCATTTAATTGCGAAACATCAGCATTAGCTTTAATTATCAAATCATTAACGTTTTGAGCATTTTCAGCAATAATGTTTCTTGTTTTAGTTACAATAGCAAAATTAAGACAAATGTCAACATCTTCCGGAAAAATAGCACGAACAGTATGCAGACCCATTCTTTGAGCCAACTCTCTGAACGTGATGTGCATTTGTACTATATCCATAATGTTAAGCAAGTTTTAATTGATTTTCATAAGCTGTACGCATATCAGAGTTATCAGGATTCTTAAACCAAGCAAGAGCTTCTTTCATATTAGCTCCAATAAAATCACCAGCACCGCTAACAATATTCTGTGAATGTGGATGACGAATAAGGATACCATAAGCTATAAGTTTTTCAATCATAGCTTTAAGACTTATATCTCTATCCGTACACATTTTGTTAAAACGAGCAGGTTCTTGACTTGCAAAGTAATCAAGATTATTTTCCTTAAGAACTTTATCTTCTGCAAGAGAAGAAATGAGCGGTCTATTGGTAAATATACAATACGCAGCATAAACATCGTCAAACAATTTATCATTAGCTGTAATAGTAACAAAGTTACGTTTAGCATTGTTAATTTCAAGACGTTTCTTAGCTTCAAGTTCTTTCTCTTTTTGTTCGTCTTTAAAATAGAATCTAATATTAGGTTTGTTATTAATAATTGCTGTATCTTTAGCAACATCACTATATAACAAACAATGACGATAAAGAAGATAATCAGCTACATTATCGGGATAACCGTATCTGTATTTTTCTGATTCAAGAGCATTAAGTTTAATAATTCGATTTTCAATTGCTTTATCAAGAGCGACACTATCACCGCGATTTACAGCAGCAAATTCGGCATCAATAGCTTCTTCTGCATTTTTAAATCTGTAATAGTCTTTGACATGATGATAATGAAAACTAATATTAAGTCTCTTACCAAGTTTATCGACTTTAACCTGAATGTTATTAAGATATTCCTTAACACGTCTAACGAAGTTTTCGTTAGTAGGAGAAACACCAATTAGATTAGGAAAATAAGCTTCAAGTTCACCTTTATTAGAAGAAAGAGTTCTTGAACTACGAACAGAACTACCAATAAATTCATTCCGTTCTTCAAGAGCTTTATCGTTAGCTTTACGGTAAAGAGAGAAAGAAGAAACCAAAGCAATAACAATATATCTATCTTCAAAATAAGGTTCATTCAAATCTTCATCTCTTTTTTCTCTAAGAGTTTGAGAAGTTTCTCCATTTTGGTTATTAGCTGTTTCAACAGCAGCGGCAGGTTTATTAATTTCCTGTTCTTTATTTTCAGCAGCAGCAGTTCCAATTGTAGGCATAATCTTTTTAGTTTAATTAGTTATTACAATACGCATTTCAGCAAGAACATCTTCGTAGTGTTATTTACTTGCAGACCCATACTTCCCTTAATCTCATAACGAGACATATCAATTTCGGTAGAAGCACGATTAGTAGTAGAAACACCCCATTCTTTAGGTATCGGTGTCATACCCTCAATAACCTTAGCAATATATTCTTGTCCCTCTTGACGAACAATACGAACGTTATTTTCGCCTTTATAAGAAGAGAAGTCAATAAAGCAAGCTTGATGAGAAGTAATAGGCAAACCGCTACGAGGATGAATTTGTCCATTCTGTTTTGCAGCTTCGGCAATAGTACCTTTATCGAAGAATGAGCAATGTTTAACAGTAATAGTATGCCCGTCAACAGTAGTATATTTATTGAAATACTTACCATAAGCAAGACCGCTACCATTATCCATAATTTTCTTTTCGCCAAGAGGAGTAATGAAACCTTTACTCATAGCATCATTCTCGATAGCATATTGGAAGTCTTGAATAAATCCTTTACCTCCCATAAGCACAATATTCATTGTACCATTATCAGTATCTTTATTCAAAACATCACCAACAGTTCTTTCAAGTTTGTTGAGAGTAAGATATTCACCGTAAGTATCGTAGTTACTTTCACGGCAAATTTCCAACATACCGGCAGTACGAGGAATTGGTTTACCATTATCTCTATCTTTCAAACGAATAGTACCATCGGGAAGTCTATTATAAGTAGACAACCACAGACGTTCTTCGTTCATTACGCGCATTGTCAAGTTGAACTGGCGCATTTCTTCTGAAATCCAAAGACGAGTAGTACCACCACCATTACCTTGCTGGAACTCATATTCAGTAACAACATTAGAAATATTACCGGCAACCTCTTTACTATAACGGAAAAACTCAAGTTGAGAAGTCATAGAACCAGGACCCATAGTATTACTTCTATTACCCTTAGAATAAGATTCAGAAACAGTAGGAGCAGACATGCTCAAATAAGTTCCTTTAGCAAAGTTCTTCGGGTCAACGAAAGCAGTAGGAGAAGCGTTAACAGGAGCAAGCAAGTAAGCGTAACCGTAAGCGCTTTCGCCTAAATCTTTCTGAATACGAAGCAAAGTACCATCGGGACAAATCAAACCATATTGTTCGATAAACCAATGAGTAGCAAAATGAACTTCAAATTCTGCACCACCAAGACCAGGCTTAGTATTATTAGTATTAAAATAAGTTACATAATCAGTAAACTTCATACGACCCATAGTCTTCCAAGTCCACTGAACAGTTTTAACAGACTTAACGCCTCGACTACCTTGACCCTCAGTCATAAAGGTAAGAGGAAAACGGTCGTCGTCCATACCATAGTTGTAAGTCAGAAACGCATTAATTTCAACAGGTTTAGTGAGTTGAAGATTAGCAATACTTTCTTCATTAGAGTAACCTCTATCATCATAACGACCCGTTGACAAAACTCGCATTGTGTACATAATCAACAGTTTTAATTAAGTTATACATAACCAAGAGCATCAGCAATATTATCACCAATTTTCTTGTTTGCGGCAGGCTTAGTAATTTTAATAGAACTTTTACGTCTTTGTTCAGCAGCTTTAAGACGAAGCGTCTTAGTCTTTTCAGATGCAATCGCAAGGTCTACAAGATTACTATAATTACCACCAGTAAATTTAAGATAAGCACGAAGCAAATCATTTTGAAGTTGTTCTTCTTCGGGAGTTTCCATTAATTCTCTTTCATAACGGCTAAATCCTTTATCGTCAACTTGATATAGATAATTAAAAAAATCATCAGCAGTTGCAGCAGATTGTTTACCATTTTTATTAATAAGAATAGTATCTGGAATTTTATAACCAGCAATTTCTTTCTTATCAATAGTAGATTTAACTTTATTCCAATAAGCTATTTCAGCTTTTTTATCCTCTTCAATTTTACGTTGAGCAATTTCAGCTTGTTCAGTTTTAATTCTCTTATCGTTTTCTTGAAGAGTAGCAAGGTCTTGTTTAGCGGCATCTAAAAGACGATTAGTGCTCTTAAGGAAAGAAATATAATCATCAATGCTTCCGACCTTGCCACTTTCTTTAAAGGCTTCGCGAACTATTGCTTCTTGTTGTGCAGTATTATTTTCGTCAATAACAATTGTACTTCTATCTCGAACTTGACCGAATCCCTCATAACTATTTCCGTTAGCAACATAATAATTAAGGAAATCACTTACAATAGGAAACTTATCAATAAGTTGCTGAACACCAGCTTGAGCGTATTCGGTACGTTTAGCATCAAGAACTTCATTAATATATGAAGCAACTCCATCGGGAGTATTTTCAAAAGTAATAGGTTTATCGTTTTCATCAGTAACTTCAAAACCAACTTTCTCTATAATCTTAGCGACATCAATTGCATTTTCTTTATCATCAGTATTGTCAACTTCAAACTGTTTAAGAAAGTCTTTAACATCTTTAGCTTCTTTGAAAACTTTATTATTTTTATCAACAAGATTTCCCTCAGCGTCAACAGTATAAGTATCTTCTCCGATAGTAACAACAGAACCAGGTTCAACAGCTAAATCATTATCATCACCTTTATTATCATCATCATTACCATCTTTATCATTTGCATTAGCAGCAGGATTATCGACGTCATCTTTTTTACCATCACCATCAGGTTTACCGTTGTTATCTTGACCGTCATTATTCGGCTCATCAATAGGAGGAATAATATTTCCATCAGAACCAACAGTACCAGTAACGCCAGTATCTAAATCTGTAACAGGTTCAGTCCCACTATCAGTAGGATTAGCATTAAAACCAAAATCTAATGTAGGCATAATTTTAATAGTTTTATATGGTTATTATTACTTTGTTATTTCAAGACAAATGTATAAGCAGTAGCAGCATTATGTCGAACATCACAACTACTTAATAGACTTCTTTTGCTTATTTCTACTGGCTTACTGATATTGATAAATACCCTTGTCACTTACAGACTTGACGAAATTTGAACGATTTATGATGAATTGATTAATCCTCTACGGGGTGTATCAACATCTTACACAGAGGCTTAAAATAAGTCTTATAGTAAAAGATATTTACAAAATCAACAAACCATAATTATGATTACAAGCGACAATAAAAAAGCCGCTACTACTCTCACGAGCGGTAACGGCTAAAGAAATTTACAAAGCACAAATACAAGTATTTATAATACAAGTTTATTTTTTATCAAATCTATTTTTATTTTGTTTAGCAACTTTATAACTCATATCAGCTTTATAAATATCAGAAGCAAACTTCTGATTATTAGCTTGAATTTGAGCACCAACTTTTTCTCTTTCAACAGCTATCTTTTCTCTTTCAATCGCAGCCTTAGCAGCATCGACAGCAGCAGTATTAACCACTCCATTATTGAGACCCCCCGTAGAGGATAGAACAGCTTTCATTTCCTCAATCTGTCCATCAAGATACTTTTCAAGAGCAAGAGTTTCTCTATCTTGTTGACCCTCCGCAGCAATCTTATCAAGTTCGTATTGTTGAAGCATTTGAGCATTTTGAGCATCAAGTTGTTTCATACGTTCTTCATGCTGGCGATTAATCTCTTGAAATTTAAGAATACCTTTCTTTATTTCAGCAGTATTGTCACCCTCGATTGCAACAGCAGCCATTCCAGCATCTCCATTCTGTGCAGCGCTAAAAGCAAATTGTTTATACTGATTAAGTTTATCGCGTTCTTTTGCAGAAAGTTTAGCTTTAATAACATAATCAGCATAAATATGCTTATCGACATCAAGACTGAAATATTTTATAGAAGCATCATTCTTAGTCTTATAAGAAGTTCTTAAACCGTCAATCCAAGCAAGTTTAGAATAATCCATATCACGAGCATAATCATGTTCTCGCATATAGTCAAACATAAACTCAACTATAACACTTCCCATAGAACCGCGAATAATAGCTTGTTCAGTAACTCCTTTACCAGCACTATTAGCAATTTCACCATAACGTTGAGGAGTCATATCAACTTTAAGATTGGCAGCCTGTTCATTGGCTTCAATAAGTTCTGTAAGTTGAGCAATATAAGCAGAAGTATCGCTATTAAGCATACGAACTTGTTGTGCTCTCAACATTCCCTGGTCATCTTCATCATCTATATAAAGAACGCCATCAGCAGCCATTCTATAAATAGTTTCTTCGGGAACACTACCTAAAAGAGATTTAGCAATCAAAAGAACATTAAGTTTGTTCTTAGCAAGAGCCATTTCTCTATGATAAGCAATTATATTACCAAAGATTTGATAAGGCATTATTAAATCAATAATACTAAAACGACCAAGCCCAGGCATTAATTCTATCAAACCATTATAAGGAAGTTTACCATTTCTATTATAAGCAATAGGTCTACACTTATAAGGATAGATAGCATTATTTCTTCCACCTATTCTATCACATTCAAAAACTTGTGATTCCCAAACCCATTCAATATCAATATCGCCATTATCGGGATTGAGAACATAATCTTCATCTACAATAGTTTCTCCAATAATACCATTTTGTTGATAAGTAAGAATACCTTTCTTAACTTCTCCACGCCAAACAACATGCCAAACTTCAATAAGATTATTATTATATTCACGAGCCATTATCGGTTGACGTTCAAAAAACTCTCGTTCATTAGCAGTGAATTTATTACACATATCGGGATATAACTTTTTGAAGCTTTCCCATTGCAACAATCCTCTATCATCTTGACTTGTCATTTTGCCGCTAATATAGTAAGTGTCGAGAAACTCCTTACCTTTATCGTCGAGAATATCATAATACTCATCCATTATCTGCTGAAAAGTCATCATTCGTCTTTCACAAAAAGCATCGAAATCTTCAACAAGAATATTATCATTAGGAATAGGAAAAGCATCACGATTAGAAACTACTCGTTTAACTATTTTATTACCTTGAATTTCTGTATAAGTAAATACACGACCAAAAGCAACCCATTCAAAATAAGCACGAGCATATAAAGCAGCAGCATCAGTCAAATCATCTATAACATTAAGAATGTCTTGACCTTGTGCAGTTATATCATCAATATAATTTTCATTAAATTCTTTTATGAAAGCTTCGACATCAAAATTATCTTGAGGATTAAATTGTTCAGGTTGTCCACCTTGTTGAACAAATTGTTCATAATTCTGTTTAATTCTTTCAGCAATTTTTTGTTGAACAATAGTCATAAGTTCTTGACGAAGTTTGGCATCGCGAGCAAGAACGACTTCTGGATTATTAGCACCTACAATAAAATCATGAGGATTCTGAATATATTCGCCAACATATCTACGAACAACACCGCCAACCATATCGTAGTTACGCATAGTAGCAGGAAATCGTTGATAATCTTTATTTGTAGCATTATAAGGATTTAGAATCTTCTTATAATATTCAGCATCAATATTACCTTTTAAAAAATGATATTTCTTTTCAATATCATCAGTTTGAGCAATACTTAATGCTTGACCAATAAGCCAATCGCAACTATTGGCATAAAACTCAGGCTTGTTTCTTTCCGCAGCACTAACTCTTTGCTTAGGAAAATTTAAATCAGTAGGAAAATACATATTATTAATTATTATCTTTATAAGTAATCATATTATAAATATATTCTTTATTATCGAGAAGTTCAAATCTAAAAGCTATATTACCAAATACAAAAAGATATGTACTTAATGATTGTTCTCCAGTCATATTATTAATACCATTTACGTTTGAAAAAGTTATTAGCAGCACTACTACTTTCTTCTAATTTTTGTCTTTTGCTAAGTTCAAGTTTACCTTTAATATCAAGAGACTTACAATAAATACCAAGAAGAAGCATTTCAGAAACACGGTCAAAATTGCCCTCGTCATTCCATTTTTTAAGTTCAAGAATAGCTTGATAATCTAATATTCTATGAAAGTTATAAACATCATTACCTTGTTCGTCTTTGCCAATAACAGTATAAAGAAACTCTTTTAATAAACGAAGAGCATTAAGTTTTTTAACACCATCAGTAATAACATATCCGTAAGTAGAACTAACTTTACCTTTAATCGTTGTATCCCAAACAAACAAAGGTTCGTGAGCAAGATAACGAAGAGCTTTCCATTTAGTAAAATTAGAAACAGTTTCGCCACGATTGACTTCAACTATTCCAGTTCCAATACAATTATAGTAAATACAAAGATAAAGAAATATTTGGTCAACTTCTTCAAGTTTATCTTTACGTCCATAATAAGCGGCACAGCATTTAAATTTATAACCATTACGAGCAGATGGCATTTCCCAAATATGAATACTATTATGAGAATGTCGATTAGTAATTTCTTTCTTTTCTTTATCTATACCAACAGGGTCATAAGTAGCACAATAAGTACCCTCGGGAATTTCTTTTATTTCTCTATCATTTTCATAACGAATATCATATTGAGGATGATACCAAATACGAACACAACCATCAGGTTGTTCATTTCCTTTACGAGGTACTCCTTGTATCCAATCATAAACTTTAGCATTAGGGTTTTCTTGTTTAATACGTTTATTAGATTTAAATACAACAGTATTACCCTCTTTAAAAAGCATCCCATCAACATAAAAATGATAGTCACTATCAACACGAAGTTTATTTTCATAAGCAATAAATGCTTCACTAACGAAAATATTTTCGGTAGCACTACTAAAACTTTCAGCAGGAAACAAAGCACGTTGACCGCAATAATTAATAAACTTAGCGAAAGTTTTGGTTTTTTCTTTCATTGCTTCACGAGAACGCATAGCAATTTTAATACCTAAATCTATATTACTATTTCCGTATTCGTCAATAGCTTTAACACCATTAATAGAACCCTCAAGTCCCCAAGCATAAGATTTAAAAAATCCACAAATTTCGTTACGAGAGTCTTTATCCCAAACATTTTCAAATGCCATAAAGTTAAATTCGCCAGGTGCATAAAAGTTTTCTTCAAAAACTTGCATATTAGTAGCAGTAGCAGTTCCCCAAGCAACAAGCATACCGGTGGTAATATCACCGACCGTCATAGCAGGTTCAGTTACAGTCATAAATTCATTAAAATTCTGCATTGTAGAAAGTTCTTCTACATTAACACCAATAGCATCTTTACCAATAGCACAGTCGGGATTGTTATTAGCTGATACAGATATTAAAGAACTTTGCCAACTATCTTCAGATTCAACTCCATTAGGAAGACGAAATCCAAGACGAAAGTCTTCAACGTTACTACTATAAATACCGCGTTTAAACATAGTCTTTTCTTCATAGAATCGAAGAGTATTAACTGCAAAATCAGTAAGACCACCTTTCTTAGTCAAGTATTTATTATCAGCAGCAACGTTAATAAAAACTTTATGTTTTCGTAAGTTTACAGCATTGGCTGCACGAGCAGCATTCATATAAGAAAAACCACCACGACGAGTCTTAACAATAATTAAATGAAAACCGTTATTCTTAGCAAATTCATAAATATTATGTGTCCAATATTGAGCATCAATAAATTTAGGAAAAGCAAAAACTTTTTCACCAGTAGAACCAATTCCTGTACTTTTAACACTATCATCATCAGTACGTTCCATTCGAGTATAATTAAGAAAGTTATAATAATCTCCACTTATATGAACATTTTCAATACTACCATCAGGATTTTGCCAACAAGGAGCAGAATATCCATCTCGTCTACGCATAGCTTCTCGTTTACGAAGTTGACGATAAGGCAAACTATCTTCTTTAAAATTAGTATATTTATTATCGTTAGCCTCAAAATAATCAGCCATTTCAGTAAATAAATTAGTATTAATAAATTTACCAGGACGAATATTCATTATAAAACCACCACTATCACCAATTCTAAAATGATTATAAGGGTCATAATATCCCTTTTCAGAAGCAAGAGGATAACGTGTTTTATCTTCAATAAGAAATTCAGCAAAAGGATACCTTTCTTCCATAATTACTATTTCATTTGACAAGTAATAATACAAGAAAAGCCGATGCGAAAGCACCAGCTACACCAGTAATAACCTTAGTCTTTTTCTTAGACTTATTAAGATTATTTTCTAATTTATTTCTTGCAAGTTCAGAAGCAGAAGCATAACGCTTCATTTCTTCATAACTATTACTTAAATAATTAATCTTTATATTTTGAGTTTTAATAAGACTATCTTTAAGTTGAATTATTGTGTCTTTGGTATAAGATTTAGCAATAATAATATTAGCTATTCTTAAATCATTAATAGCAACATTAATACTATCTCCGACCCCCCGTAGAGGAATTGCGAATGAGTTCATAGAACAAAACAACAGTGCTACTATCGTCAAGACTAAGAACTTTATTTTCAATTTCTTTTTCATAATCATTATACTTAATAATTGTACTATCAATTTGTTTTATATTATAAGTAACAGAGTCAATCCGAATATTAGTAACAACAGTATCGGGAAATACATTTGTTAGCTTATCTTCTTTACACTCCGACTTATTTATACTAAATATATTTATAAATAAATTAATTAACTCTATAATTAATACTATTATTAATAACTTCTTCATGACTCTGTTATTTTAAATTAATCATTAATTGCGACAAGTTTATTAAGCAAATCTAAAGACCAAACTCCAGTCTCTCTTAAATCAAGAACTCTTTGAGCAAATTTAATAGCAGCAACTTGTCCGCAATTAACAGCAGTATCAAACATCTGTTCAGCAACTAATTGATTAGGAATATCATCAAGTTCAAAACAATCCCAATATTTATCTTTATATAAGTCTTGAACTTTCTTTTCTATTTCTGGAGTTCTTTTAATAATATTCTTAAATGTGGTAGGATGAGCCTTTTTAATTTGGTCAATACTTATCCAACCAACCCAATCAGGATTAGCTTTACGAGAAATACCTTTATAAGTCTCACCGCCTTTATCGTCAGGATCATTAACATAACCACCCTCAGCAGATTCAAGTTTCTTATATGCTAAACTAAATACAGCCATAATATATAATTAATCTTTATAATAAATATAATAATCATCTTTAAGTCTATAACGAAGACGACCAACTTTTTCATTCTTTTTGCAACATCTTGAAATATCTTGTTTATGAACATTATTTACAGTAGCTGCTTCAAAAACACTTTTATAAACAACTTTTTTCTTCTCGTCAAAAATACTAATCTTAGCAACTTTGACCGCAGTTTTATCAAGTATTGTCGGCATTAGTTATAAAATATTTATAAGGATAAACAATATGATTATATAATTCAATAGCTTCACGAACACAAAAATCATCTATATCTTCGGTATCCCATTCTTTAACATTAGTCCAAAATTTAATACCAAGTATAGAAGAACGAACTTGAATACGAACAATTTTACGATAATAAAATTCTTCATAGTCTTCTGTATCAATATATTTTTCAACAGTAATTCTTATATTACCATTGTTACGCAATTCTGTTATACTTTTATTCATCAAGAACTCTATTTATCCAACCTCTAAGATATTTAATATTATTACCTTTTGCAGCAATATTATTATAATATCTAATACGTTCAAGTTTATATTTAGTTACAAATAATTCAGCATTAATAGTAGTATCAGCTTTATAAGCATTTAAACTATCTTGTGTACGAAGAAGCAATTCTTTTGTAGCAGCCAATTCAGACACACAAGCTGTATCCGACCCCCCGTAAGGGATATAAATACGTTCAGCCTCAACATTATTATCACAAAGAACAAAACCAAAAATACTTCCAACAATAATACCAGCTATACATCCAATAATTGTATTTTTCATAATCCTAAAGTAAAATTCCGTTTAACGTCTTGAGCTTTAAGTTTTAATTTTCTATCAGCAAGAATAGTATCTATTTCTTGTTCTCTATAAGGAAGATTATAAAAAGTAATCTTTTCAATCGGATTTTCTTTAATATGATAAAGACCATCTTCAAAACGTTTTGGCATACCATATTCATTAAGTTCAAAATCACAATCAATATGAGCAAGCCAACATCCCATTATTTTAAGACCTGTAATTAGATTAACAGCTTTACCATACATAGAAAGTTGAAGATTATAAATGCTTCCATTACAATGAGGAAGATGTTGAACAGGCGGAAGAAGAAATTCTTTCTTTTCAACCCAATCGCTTGTAAGTTGAGCAGGATGTTGTTTCTTATCTTTACGATAATAACCAGCAGTGAAACGAAGCCCAGAGCGATTTGTCTTCCAATCGCCAATAACAGCCTTATTTTCCCATTCATTAACAAGAAGAACGTCAATAGTTCCACTAATAAGATAATCTATTAAGAACATTCCAATTTCGGCATAAATTTTATAACCATGATTAGTATATTTTTCAAAAACTTCATAAAGATTATCATATTTATTATCAGTAGCTTCTTTGAATTGTTTAATATCAAGAAGTTTATAATTAGCATTAATAGTATTTAAATCAGCAACTGTAATCATTTCGCCGCCATCTTCATCTGTATTAAGATATTGAATAGCTTGCTTAAATTTACTACTACCTTTAATACCATCTTCAAGACCATTATGAACATTAGTACCACGTTCGCAAGCCTCTTTAGTAATAGTATTCCATTGTTCTTCTAATTCTTTTTCAGTAATACCAAGTTGAACAGCTTTTTTATGTAACCAATAGTTCTTATCAAATTTAGGAGCTAAATCATGCAAAAGAGTAGTAGTAGAAATATATTCATTACCAAGGGTATCATGATACTTATGAGCAGCTTCTTCAAATATAAGACGAACTTGACTATATCTGTTTTCTATATTCATAATATAATTTTAAAAATCTTCTTCAATCATACTACTTGTAACTTTCATACCGCCACGAGCAGTTCGAGTTTCTTCTTCATAAGCAGCTTCTTCTTCTGCCTTTTTTAAAGAAGCAATAAGATTAGGCAAATCGGTAATACGTTTATTAATCTTATCCATATAATCTATAAACACACCAGCGTCTTCGGCAGATAAACCAGATTGTAATTTATCATTCAATTGTTCATTGATAATATTAGTAGAAATAGTAATATTATGAATAGCTTTTTGAAGAGCTTCAACAGCTTGACCAGCAATACCAGTTTGGTTATCGTGATAACGTTTAATTAATTTCTCAACAAGCAAATCAGGAGTATAAGTAGTAGGTAAATCAAAATTTTCACGAACTTTTTGAAGAGCTTCACTACGGCTAAGACCAGCACTAAGACAAGGACCTTTAGGGTCACCTAAATAATATATAACTCCAACTTCTTTAATATACATTTCCTTATTCTTACTTTTATCACGAAGATAAAGAAGCTTAACATCTTTATCAAGTAATTGAGTAAGATTAGGAGCTTCCGGCATCCCAGTTTTATTTATAGTCAAAAGACTATCAATTCTACGACCACGCATCTATATAAGCATTATTAAGTTCTTCGTCAAACTCAACAACTTTAAGTTGTTTATGAAATTGCAAATAACAATTAGCATAAGCAATTCCATACTTACGAGAAAGCTTGACCCAAAGTTTATAATTGCGATTTCTATCAGCTTTTTTTAGACGACGTTCAACTTCGATAGCATCAACTTCAGCTTTCTTCTGAATAATAAGTTCGTCTCTAAACTTCTTATATTCTTCAATAGGAAGAGTATTACGAGCTTCTTTAAGTTCTTGATAACTTTCAACAACTTTCTTACGAAGAAGATTTCTTTGTGCAGTTCCAATATAAGGAATATCAACAGCAAGTTCTTTAACAAATTGTTTGCTTGCTTCTTCTTCGAGACTACGAATTATTGATTGAGTCAATAGTCTTTCAGTATCATTAGCAAAATCAATATCATCAAGAACATTATCCAAATCCTTATAAACTAAAACATAATCAGCGCCAAAATCAATACCTTTAAGAACATTGTCTAATTTTTCTTCTTTTGAATCCATTTGTTATATTTTAAACAAAAACAAAAATACCGCTAATAGAATTACGATGAACACTATCAGCGGTATAACGGACTTATGTAATTACAAAAAAGATATTATTAATTCAAATCACTTTTATGATGTTCTTTCATAGTACAATAAATATTCTCTTTAGGAGAATAAGAACCTTTAATAGCACAATTAGGAACAATTTTAAACTCTACAAATATAACATCAGGAGCAGTAGTTTTAGCTTCGGCAGCACCCAAAGATTTTCCATCATTAAAAAATCTACCACTAATAACATCATTGTAAAGTTCTTTGTCTTGAATAACATAATTAGCAACATTAGCTAAACCAATAGCGTTTTGTTTCAAAGACAAATGAGTTCCCATTTCAAGTTCAGTAGGATTACAAATAACAATATCGCCCTGCTTAAAAGAAAGATTATTTTCTGTATCGTTTAATTTAGCAATAAGAGGAATAACATTAGCTTGTTTAGAACCAGCATTATTTTTAAAATCAGAAACAACACTAAATAATCTATCGACATAACAAATAGCAACAATAGAATAATTAGGAGCAAGTTTAATATCTTTTAAAAGATTATCAAAATAATCATTATTAACTTCACTAATATCAGTAGGAAGTTTTACAGAATAAGTTTTTAATTTGCTGTTAAGTATTAACATGATTACTATTATTTAGTTAAACGATCAATTCCAGCACCGCCTAATTTCATTTTACTTTTATGATTAGTAGGCATTTTATCTTTACGAGAACCAGGATTAAATTCAGTCTTATAATTATCTCGTTTATAAGCTCTAATTTTATCAGTTATATTATTCATATCATTTTCGTTTCTGCAAGTATAAATATAATCAGCAACACGACCATATTTATTAAACATATTTTAACAATTAGTTTTAATGCACTTTTCAAGCTTATACAGCAACTTTGAAGCAAAACAATACAAAGTATCAATTCGACAAAGAAAGTGGCATACAGCGAATGTCTGAAAGCGAGAGAGGCATTCAACGAGCATTTATCGAAAGCCGCAAAATACAGCCGAAAGCCAGAAAAGAAAAATTTCTATATCAGCAAGATTAGTAGCATTAGTAAAATCAGCAAATCGAGCAGATTTAGCAGTCTTAGATGTATCATCTTATTGCCGACCCCCCGTAGAGGGTTGAACAAGTGCTAACTTTCTCTGCTAGCATTAGCAGTAATAATAGAATCAGCTTTAGTAGTAGATATAACATCAGCTATATTATTTGCAGCAGTAGTATTATAAAGAGCAACAGAAAGAGCAAGACTAAACCTGTGTAGTTCCTCTACGGGGAGGATTATCAAGAGTAACGGCAGAATCGTCTAAATCGGCATGAGCGGCAAGAATGGCACGAGCGTCTTGAACAGCAAGAACAAAAGCAATAGTATAAAATAGCAGCAGTATCTATAATAGTATAATAAATATAATAATATAATTAATATATAAATATAATATTATATATAATATATAGTATAATATAATACTATATT